CGGGCGTATGCGAGCGAAGAGAATTTCCAGACGATGGAGGACATCAAGGCGCAGGCATTCTTCGCGTTCAAGTCGAACACGACTGGCGGCATCGGCGGCTTGTTCGAGAAGGCGTTCCATTACTTCTGCCTCAACCGTGAGGAGTTTCTGAAACACTACCATAAGAGATCGAATGTAGAGTCTGTCTTCTCTGCCGTCAAGAGGAAGTTTGGCGATAGCGTTAGGTCTAAAACCGAACTGGCGATGAAAAACGAAGCCCTGGCGAAATTCGTCTGCAGCAATATCTGCTGCCTTATCTCGGCATGGTACGAGCTTGGAATCGAGCCGGTCTTCGCCAAGCTGAACGGAGCCGACCACGCTGGTGATGAAGCGCCGGCTATTCTCCGTTTCCCCTGCGCTTGATCGCGCGGAATCTGGTCACTTGATCTTGACCAGCGATTGCATAAACGTCTTGACGTTGTCGATTAGATGTTTTGCCTCTTCTTCCGTGTAGGTGCGTTTGGGATGCATCGTGCGATCCCGCCAGGCGTTCTTGACATGGCGAAGATAACTGGCAATTTCGGCCAGTTGGTCGTGGCGATCCTTGTCCGTGACGGACGCATGGGCAGAAGCGCCTGGCAGTGCCCTGATGGCGGTATCAACATCTCTGAGTATCGCCCCCCAAGGGCGGTTCAGGCTGATCGTCGTACTGAGAACAGCAGCTAAGCGTGCCACACCAGCTTCCATGACGCGCATCAAGTGGAAGACAGAAGCGGTAAACCGGCCCAGGGCAAAGCACTTACCAGCCTCCGCAATATCCTCTGCAAGACCAGATAACTTTCTGCTCACCGCTTTCCCGAAAAGATTATCTCCAGTATAGAAACTCACCTTTGAAGCCGGAACATGCAAGAAGTTGCAAGACTTGAGTTCGTCTTCGATCCTCTGGCGCAGCTCCCGAACACCCTGCGCGATCTCGTCAACGGAAATCGAGGACCGAGACAGCGCGTCACGAATTCGCATCACCTGGGCTGGCCCAGAGCGAATGTCCATGAGTTCGAGGAAGCCGCTGAGGCTCTCCAAAGTTTCTAGAGCCATAGCGGACGACTGCTCTATTACTTGTCGGAATTGATCCTTCGCTTCATTAGGTAGTCGATCTTGCTCCTGCTGCAATGGTGAAACTTGCGTCATCAAGTTTTCAAGACGAGACAGCATGAATTGGATGTCGAAAATCAATTTGGCATAGCATTCGAGCATTTCGGCCAGACTCACCAGTTGCCAAGGAGACGCCTCCCAGGGAGGCAGAGGCGTTGTTTTAGGATGGCGCTCCCGCAACGGCAACCGGCCAGAGGCATCGGCCGGAATTCCATCGTTGATCAGATCGTGTTCAAGCAGACTCATCGCCACTACCTTTCGCTGCGACCTTGCCGTTGCTAAAATGCTTGATCGGGCAGATTGCGACCTGCACAAAAAGTCACCGTCCTGCACAAATACTAGGATTTATGAGAGCGTAATTGTGCAAAGCCGCAGCGACCATAAAGATCCATGTCATGGCACTTCCTCAACGGTGACGCGATACTTCTTTCCAGCTGCCATGTTCACCACAAGTGGAAAGCCTTCCATTGTGAGTAGTGTCGGCGTTTGGGAAGCGCCCTGCACCGTCGTGTCACGCAAATGTGCCACCGGCCAGCCATAACCGGCGGCAATTGTTTGCGATTCACAGTGAAATTCGATGGTTTCTTTCATGTTCACTTCCTGTGATGAATCTAACTATGCAAACTTTGCGCCGTTCGCCCAGACCATCATACGCCTGGCGGCACGGTCGGCAGTCCACCCAGGATGCTGCCCAGCTGTCCGAGCAACTGAAGGATCTTGCCGATTTCGCTCCAATCGATGCTCGACAGATCGAACTGCGGAGCCGCGCCCGCGCTGGCAAAGACTTTCTTGATCTGCTGATCCACCGCTGCCTGCACTTGCAGGAGAAATTTCTTGAACGGTGGATACCAACCGAGTTCCGCGATCGCTTGTGCGAAGACGGCATCGACAGCAGCCTGAACCTGTTGTTCGGTCGGTCCACTTCCCGATGGCGGAGGCAGCGGGGTCATGAGCGTGCTCACTTGATAGACGCCGATTGCCAGACCGGACGGCACCGACAAGGCCCCAGATCCTGTCGTGGTGCTGACCGGGTAACTCCCCACCGGGATGGCTTTCGTGACCGTCAACGTACCGGTCGTCCCGCCGATCGGGGTCGGTGTTGGCGTCGGAGTCGGCACCGGAGGAGGCACGGGCGTCGGCACTGGAACCGGGGTTGGCGTCGGCACCGGAACAGGCGTCGTGCCCGTGAAGGCCGGCACCAGACCACTGCCCTTGATCGAACCGATACCCGTCGCCGTGTCCCAGCCGACGACAGCCGGACTGCCGTTGCTGCCAAGCACGATGTCATAGAAGGCCGTCTCATCAGCTGGATAGAGGATTGATCCCAGGTTGCCATTACTGATCGGCGTGGCCAGACAGGCCAGCACGGCACTGACGCCACCGCACGTCATCGGCGTGCTGGCGCTGGTGCCGCCAACGACTTGCCACTGGCCTCCAGACACCATCTGATAACCCGTATCCGGATCTGCATTGAGCGAGGAATCCGGCGTGCCACGGAATGCGCTTCCCGTCACGATACCGTTCTGGTAGCTGGGCATATGGATCGTTGGATCGTAACCGCCACCACCGCCCTCGTCGGCCGAGTTGCCGTCGCCCCAGGCTTTCTCGCTCAGTCGCGTGCCGTCAGGATTGATCGAGATGCTTGTGCCACCCACGGCCCAGCAGTTGACATCGCACGATGGATAATCGGGAGTCGGCGCGGAGGTGTTGTCGTTGAGACTGTTATCCCCCGACGCACTGAAGAAGCACACACCAGCGGCGACTGCTGCCGCGATCGAGGCTGCCGTGGCGGCGCGGCTCGACGCGCTCCACTGTGTGGCGGCCTGTCCCCACGAGCAAGAGATCGCCTTGCAACCGGCAGCCACCAGCGCATCGATGGCGGCAGCGATACCCAGAGCATCGTTGGCGCTGAAGCACTCGACGATGTTGGCAGCCACTCCTGTACAGAACCACCACGCGGCGGCAAGGCACTCGACATCGAGCATGTTCTCGACCGTGGAGTCTGAATCTGTGGGATCTTGCGACCCACCGTTGGCCGTGATGGTCTGGACGTTCGGCACCGGCATGCTGTTGCCTGAGCAGAACATGGCGAGATCGCTTGCGCTGAATGCTCCGCCAAGAGACACAATGCCGATCAGGAAAGTCCTGACCGGAGTGACCTTGGGAAACAGGTTGGCGAAGCACACTTGCGCTGGAGTCAGCGTGCCGGCCGGGAAGGCGGCTGCCTCTTTCCTGGCACGAAACTGCAAGGCTTTTTTCGTGTGGCTGACAACGTGGTAGTTCTTGCAGAAGCGTGGCCTGACTGGTGCGGTCGTGGACATGGTATTTCCTTTGGTGTCAGCTTAGTGGAGGTAGCGAGAGACGAATCTCATTGGCGATCGGCAGTCCGACATCGCCGTGTGCCTGCGCGATGCCGGCGCAGCGGGCGTTCTCTTCAGCGACCGCTGCATCGATGGCAGCCTGGACATGCTGGATCATGAGTCGCCGGACGACGCCAGAGGTTATCTGGGAGTCGCTGAAGGAGTCAATAACTTGCTTGGCACGGTCGGCACTGGTCATGGTAACCTCGCAAGAGAGGTACAAGCAATGAAAAATCTAAAATGCAAAATACGAAATGCAAAATGGGAGACGGCTAATGAGAACTTTGCAGTTTGCAGTTTGCATTTTAGATTTTGCATTGTTCACTTGGTCTTCGGAATCGCCGTGCCGTCGCGCGTCCAGCCGGCGAACTGCGGCAGTCCCTTGGCTTCCGGACCGGCGTTCAGCGGCTTGCCGGAGTTGCCCTCTTTCGTGGGTTCGCTCGTCTGGCGATAGGGAGCCAGCTTGTCATCCTCCGGAGTCGCCTCGTGGCCGACCTCGTAGCTGGCCGGTGCCTCGTCGTGTTTTGCCGATCCGTGAGCCGTGTAGTTGCCGGCGCGGATCTTCTGGAGCAACCGATCCGCCTTCATGCGATCCATCTCATCGAGGACCAGTTGCACGCCCTTCGCCAGCACGTTGAGATCGCGCTTGCTCAACCGTGAGGTAAACTGCTCGCCCTCCACCGAGACATAGCTGATCGTCTTGTTCTTGTAGCCGAACGTCGGCCCATCCGCGACCGTGAGACAATCGCCCGTGACGTTCCACGAAATCGCCGTGTCTCGCTCCAGCGCCACCAAGAGTTGCTGCGCCATGGCGGACAACTTCTTGTCCTGCCGAAGCTTGGCGATCTCGGAAACGTAGACCGCGTCTTTTGGTTCCGACTTCCACCTGCCGAAGAATTGGCCGATCTTCCGGCCGCCCCAGCACACCAGGCCGTGCGTGCCACGATTGAGGTTGTGCGTCAGGTAGTTGTAGAAACCAATCCCCAGCAGCGCATACAGTACAGGAAGCCAGCTGCCGCCGCGATAGGCCATGATCTGGCCCATGATCCAGGACGTGAGAGTGTTTTCGAGTTCCATTTGAAGTGCTCCTCTGAGAAAAGTGTCTGTCTGCCGTCGATCAGGCGATCATAACGAGCAAGTGTTTTGCTGTCCAATCCACAATCCAACAAGTTCAAGATACGTTCCTGTTGACGTGACGTTAAAATCGCTACAGTGTGCCGATCTTGACACTTGTATTTTTCATGAAGCGCGTCGCACGGTAAAGATCGCTGGCCCAAACGGTGCCGTGATGCTGCCCAGAACCACCGTCCAGGCGACGGACCATGTTCCATATTGATTAAGGTCAGTTACGAGCGTCGTATATTGGCCTATCGTGGTGTATCCAAGCGCTATGTAGGCTGCCGGCGCGCTGATGACACTGCCCGTGACGGCGAACTGCGTCCCGTCCTTACGGGTAAAAACAACCGAGACGCTGCCACCCGTGATGTCCCACGGTATGCCGTCCTTCGTGGCTGGCAGCAGGAACTGAAAGGTGCCTCCCTCAACGGGTGGATTGCTGGCCGATGGCATGGTTAGAGATCCCCAAAAGTGAGATCAAGTGTTCCTGTAGGCGTGATCTTCACGGCAATCAGGGTGAGTTCCGACGATCCGGCGCCTTTGGTTCCCGCCAGTACGAGCGACCCGTCCGAGAGCATGATGGCGCTATTGCCGTTGTGAAGCGTCACGGCGGTGCCGTCAGAGAACGCCGGGAGAGAGAAGACTCCCGACGACCCGTAAGTCGTATCCAGGACGCCCGACGAAGTGTAGCGGGCGATCGGTAGCGGCTCCGTGTTGAACTTGGCAGATGATACCGCCAGTATCTTCCCTGCTGAGTCGATAAAGATGTCATTTACGGTCCTTATCGGCGTAACGCCAGCAAGAGTCGTGGCGCCGTAGATGAAGCCAGCCACCCCGAACGTCGTGTCGAGCACAGCAGAAGGTGTCAGACGAATAAGCATCTGTGATTGGGCGTTACCGGCACCGTCTACATTGCTACCTCCACCAGCCACGATGTTGCCGGAAGCGTCGATGGCAACGCTGGAGCCGCCCGAGCAGGAGCCATCAGGACTGTTGACTGAATACAACCCTCCCGTAGCAAAGGTGGAATCCAGCACTCCGGCTGTCGTGAGACGTGCAACAGCCAGGTAGATGGCAGAGAAGTCGGCGTTGTTCGCCGATCCCACGACGATGATTTTGCTATCGGATTGCAGAGCGACCTGATAGGCTTCGTTCCCGCCGCCCTTGCCGAAATCGAAGCTGACTATTCCACCCGTGCCGAAGCCGCTGTCGAGCACGCCGGCCGTCGTGAAGCGAGCGATGACGAAAAGGAACAACGAACTGTCCGCGTTGAACGTGAAACCGGCTGCGACGATCTTGCCGTCCGTCTGGACAGCTATACTCGTGACCTCCGCCCCGGTGCCGAACGGGTCAACCGTTGCATAGCCGTTGACACCGAATCCCGTATCCGGGGAACCGTCGGCGTTGAGGCGCAGCACGGCGAGGATCGGTGGGCCGGCAGGCGATACGTAGCCTCCCAGAAGGATCTTGCCGTCGCTCTGGACCTTGATAGCCAGGCCGGCGTCCTGCGTCGATCCTGGGTAGCTGGGCACGACGTAGAGGCCGCCCTGGAACGTGGTATCGAGGACACCGACGGCGCTCCATCGCGACAGGATCATGTTGTTCTGGCCACCACCCGAAGTGGTCAGCGTGCCGGCGAAGAGCAGTTGTCCGCTTGAGGTCTGCGCCACGGAGTACAGACCCTGCTGGTATTCGCCAGCGTAGCTGAACAGCGCATACCCTAACCGCGCCGGCCCCGGTGCCAGGCTTGGCGGATAGCCAGCCCGCCGCACGGTAAACACCACCGGTCCAAACGGTGCCGTGATGCTGCCCAACGTCACTTCCCAGAAGATGTTCCAGGTGCCGTATTGGTTGAGATCCGTTGTCAGAGTGACATACTGGCCGATGGTGGTATAACCCAGCGCTGTATAGGCTGCCGGCGCACCGATCACGCTGCCGGATACCGTAAACTCTGAGCCGTCTGGCCTACTAAACGTCACCGTGACGGTTCCGCCCGAGATGTTCCACGGCGCATTGTTCAGACTTGCCGGCAACAGGAACTGGTAGGTTCCTCCAACCACGGGTGATGAAGTAGCCGTAAGGCTCATGCAAGATTCCCCGTATCAAGGAAGGCGGCTTGCGTGTAGCCGAAATCGCTGGTGAACACTTGCGTGAAGCCGAAGCCAAGAAAGAAGGCGATCTCCGGATAGACCGGCGGGGGTGGGGGAGGACCACCGCTGGAACTTTGATTGAAGAATAATAACAGCATCAGAACGCCTCGATCACGAGCGTGGAGCCTTTGCGCGACAGCGCGGCCTCATAGGTTGGCATGATCTCTTCCGGGCGGGCGATTTTGCAAACCGCAACTGAAGTGAGCATCAACCGAAAGGCTTCCGTGTGATCTTGAGTGTGCTGGGGGCCGGCATCCAAAGGCGCCTTGCTTCCCACGCGGGTGCGCAGGATCACTTTGGGGTTGAATTGGCCTCTTGACATGAGAGAGAGCTTATCGAGATGGTTCACCAACTGGTCAGCGGCGCGAAGCAGGAAGTCGCATCGCGGGTAGATTCCGATAGGCAGGCAATTTCCCTGAAGAGATAAGCCGATCATTATTCCGCATTGAAGTTCTTCGACGACAGGAAGCTCTAATCTCTGTTCCATCGGAACGCCATCAAGGTCTTTGTAGGTCGCGATCCCCGGGTAGGCGACACCTTGTCCCAGAAAAAGAGCGCCTGGCTGGCGCGCCAGCATTCGCATGGCTTCGTTGAGCAGTTGCGTTGCCGTTTTTATGGCTGGCTCTGGATCGACGAGCATCATTGAAGTTCGGTCATAACTGTTCATGTTGGGACCCATCGCCATTCAAAAAGAGACGTGAACGCCGCAACCACAATGAGGCTGTGTCCGTTCATAGCTATAGTTGATCTCGATTGCCGCTCTTCCGCTGATCGAATCGCTGCCCCAGGCTTCAGCAGTCGGCGTATCCGTGCTGAAAAAGTTATTCTCAACCACAATGGCAACCGGCAAGCCTTGGCCAGCACAATAGCTGCGAAACTCGTGAAAGATGCCTGTCCTCGCGCACATATCGCCGCAAAACACATAGACCATCTCGTCAAGGCCAAGCCTTTTGATTGTCATTGCGACCCCGCACGCCATCGGCAGATGACCTCCCACGATAGCCGACGTTAGGAACCGATGCTCCTTCGACATGAGGAACATGCTGCGGCCTTCACATATCTGCCGAAAGACTTCCTCCTCCGGGATGCCCTTGAGGATTGCATGGAGATGGCCACGATAAGTCGCAAAACACCAGTCCTGCGGACGCACCCCACGAAAGACCTCTATTAAGTGATCTTCCGCGCCACCGTGGAGATGGATCGGGCAATGAATCCTCTTGTCAAGAAAGGCTTGCTTCACCTTTTCAGTGAAGGCAATCAACGATTCCTTTGTATGCTTCATCAATAGCGATGCCTCTCCAAACACCCCAACCGATCGCCGTAGAACTCCGTCAGGTCGCCGCAATCCTGATCTGGCTTGACCCACCGGGTATCCGCGTGGTCGCTCTGGAGATCACCCATCTTTCGCAGCGAGCACAGATAGCCGATCATCTCACCGTAAGTCTTCATGTCGGTCACGAAACGCATCCGGTGATCATCGCCCTCGCGGCCGGCGTTCTGGATGACCATAACTGGCTTGTCATCGAACCATACCGAACCCAGGAGCCAGAACCTCCTCCCGTCGAAGTTGAACCATTCCACGACCCTGAGTTCGGCGCGAGCGTTCTTGGAAAAGTCGAGATCCCAATGATACTGCGCGGCCTCTGGGATATGATTGTAGTGGCAACCGACCAGAACGGACAGGTCGCGTTCGGTTTGCTTGACCGGCATGGCGTAGATGTCGGCGGGAGTCATGATTTGCACCATTCCTTCCACGCTTCCCTATAAGCATTCTCCACCGCCGCGACATACCCATTGTGAACCGGCGAGTCAAGCAACTCCTGTCGCAACGTCTTCCGCGCCGCCATCAGTGGTTTGGGATCTTCTGCCAGTGCGACTGCCTTGTCGATGTACTCTTCTGTTGTGCTGGCGACCCACTCCGTTCGACCCATTGCCGTCAGCACACTGCTGGCAGTTCTGCCGCTGGGTTGCCGACCGATTCGCGTGAGCAACGGGACGCTCATATACAGAGTTTCCAGGCTCACGACCCCGGCACCATGAGGCCAACAGTCTAAGATAAGATCATTCTGCTGCACGGCAAGCAGATGATCTGGATGCGAGGAAGCTGTCGAGAACAACAACCTCTCTGGTGCCACGTCGGGCATGAGTCCCATGATCCGCCGAATCGAAAACGGCCTTTTGAGGCTGTGGTCCTTGAACTGGAGTTTTGTGTCACCGGTTCGGCGCAGAATCTCTCCAAAAGCCTTGATACAGTCATCGGACATTTTCTCGAACCGCGCGTTGGCTCCAAAGGTAAAATAGCCGTTCTTGCGGAATGGCGGGATTGAGTCTGCCCGAAGGTTGTAGTCTGTTGGAGGTTCGATCGTGACGATGCAAGGCAGATCAATGATCTTCTCTGCGAACCATTTTCTCTCTGCTTCCGGAACGGCAATCGGGTCCGCAAAGAAATAGTCGATGTCGCTGCCACAACCTGTTCCATGCGCAAAGCCATGCATCGTCACCGCCACCGGTGCCGGCTTCCTGGTAAACAGCGCCAACCTCCCACCGTTGGTATGCCCCGCCAGATCCACTAGAATATCAATCCTGTCTCGTCTGATGAGCCTCTCCACTTCCGCATCGTCGCTCATCGCTGAAACATCGCGCCACCGCGATCCAGCCGCGTCCATGAACTTCTGTGTCCGGATGTCGTCCTTGGCACTCACCGGAAGTGTGGAGTACAGATACATCTCCACTGCCTGGGTGTGATGCAACAGCACGGCTGAAAATATGAACGCGGCGGAGTGTGATTTGAAATCGCCACCCACATAACCCACTCTCAGCGGCCGATCCAGCCTCCGGTCATTGTCATGTGGTTGCTTTGGTCCATCGTAGCGGTTGGCCTCGTACCAGCGCTTCCTGGCTCTCAAGAGGTCTTCCGGTGTGCTATCGGCCAATGTGCCGACGAAGCAAAGGTTTGGCCCCGCCGCTGGATGCTTGGGTTCATAGTCCAGCATCTCTTCGTAGAGCGGTATCGCTAGTTCTGGATGACCACTGACGGCGTGCGCCATTGCCAGAGACAGCCTTGCCGGATTGCCGCTGGCATCCCGTGGCGCAATCTCAACCGCACGGCGTGCTGCGACCAGCGCCTCGTCGATGCGCTCAGCCTCCAGCGCCATCAGGGCGTGGTTCGTGGCGATGATGGGTTGTTTGCCGTCCATCATCTCAGCACGTTCGATGGTCAGCAATGCCTCGTTGGGGAGGTTGCTCTGCGAGTAAACAATTGCCAGATTCTGAAGCGCAATGGCATGGCGTGGATCGATGCGCAGCGCTTGCTCATAGCGGGTCTTGGCCAGCGGAAGCTGGCCACTCATCTGTGATTCAACGCCCAGACGAACCCATTCGTCAGCCTGGTCTGAGCCACTGGCTGGAAGAATGATCCACGGTTGAGGCATGACAAACTCGCGATTGTGACTTCACGACATCTAGAGAAATGCTATTGTAGCCAAAGCGAATAAATGATGACAAGAGTTGATGGCGATGGCGATGACAAGCCTGACGATTCGCTGACAGAATAATCCTCAAAACCGGCCGTCCCAGCGCCACATTTCTGAAGCGACCTCTTGGCCGACCGGAAAGAAGATCGGGAAGCCACTTGTCGGAGACGGTGCCGATGTTGGGCGGATCGCATACCCGCCAACAGCCCAGGCGCTCGTGATCCCCTCGCCGGTCCAGGTCATCGTCTGCGCCGCTGCTGGCGTGATCGGCCCCGTGTCGGCGTTCGCTCCTGTGCCTAGCGTGCCGGCCACGATGTTGCGAGAAGTCTGACTGCTGGCTATGCCGCTCGATTGGTTGGTTGCCAGGCCGGCATGGACCCAATCGTTGTTGGCGATTGTGGTCACGACAACCGTTGCGTTCGTGCCAGTCCCGGCGTTGATTCCCGAGTTGCCGTTCCAGGCTTCAGTAGGCACGCTCTGGTTGACGCTGGTGTAAGAAGTTGCCGTGCCGGCACAGGCCAGACTACCAGAGAGCGTCACGCTGATCGTGTTAGCGCCAGTCGCTGGAGCACCGGAGTCGTTCTGGCAGATCCGCCAATTCTCCACCCTTCCTGTGCCACCAACGACGTTCTGGGCACCGACGAGCGTGCAGTTGGCGCCGCCGTAGGTCATGGCCGTTACGGTATCGGTGACGGAGAGCATCGATACGTCGATGGCCAGGAAGCGATTGCTGCCGGTCCAAGTATGGCTCCAGGAAAGCGACGAAGTAGCGGCTTGGTATCCGGAGTTGCTCGCGGCATCGAAGGAGATGCCACTACGTCCCAGGAACCACGTTCGCCTCCCCACCTTGTACCGCAACTGCCAGCGGGGCTGCGGGTCGAAGAGGGAGTAGACCTCGCTGGCTGTGAGGGCACGGTTCCAGATGGTGAAATCCGACATCAGCCCATTGAATTGCTGCGAGGTCAGCGTCTTGTTGATTCCGAACAGCAGAGCCCCGGTGGCAGAATTTGCCCCGCTGTTGGTTCCGGTGCCGTTGATGGTGCCATTCAGGTATAGGTTAAGTGTCAAATTCCCACTAAGAGTGACAGCCGCATGATTCCACTGGCCTACGACTGCGGCTGGGCTGCCAGATATAGTAGCCCCGTTATTGAGCGTCGATGATAGGTTGTTCGTGCCGTTCAAGAAAATCCAGGCCCTGCCGGTGCCGGTGCCGTTCGCCTGTGCAATCAGGTCTTGGGTGACGCTGCCGGTCGTGATGTAAAACCAGCAGCTGGCGGTGAGGTTGGTTGTCGATGGATCAAAGACTTCGCTGGCCGTGACTACGTAGCTGTTGGTGCCGCCGTTGCGGATGGCACTCTTGCCGCCACTGAGTGCCGGCGCCCATCCCTGGGTAGCCGAGAATGGAGTCAGAGCCGTCAGCGCGCCGTGATTGTTTCTCCCGCTCAGGTCGTAGAGTTTCGTCCCGCCGCTGGGATCTCCCGGCCACCAGCCGACGAGCCCCTGTGCCAGGTCGCTGTCCTTGTTCAAGACATACGGCCAGGCCGGCTTATTTGCCTGAAAGAGTGTGCGGGGCATGGGTCACCCGGCGACGTACGACTGTTTTGCTGTAACCGAACTCCCGCTACTCGCCAGTGCTGCCCCGGTATTCTGCACCGCCCACACGCCCCAATAGCGGACCCAACCGAGCAGGTTGGCCAGCGAGATCGACTGCACCGGGTAGACTCGCCCCGTCGTTGCGTCAACCGTGATCGACTTGGCGAGCACAAGGAAGCTGTTGCCGACGTTGGTAGACGTAATCGAGATCGTCGCGTCACTGCCGGTGATCGCATCGGGATACGTCGAGTCGTCCGTCTTGGTCCATAGGTTGAGAATTATCGACGTGCTGAGCGTGGGGGATGTCCCGGTCTTCATTACGGCTGTGATAGAACTGTCTAGCAGGGTCGCGGACGCCCCGTTGTCCACCACCGCCGAACTGGCCCCCGCCAGCAATGCCGCATCACTGGCGAGGCTGGCTAGGCTAGTGAATGTCAGGGCTGCACTGGCGTTGAAGGCCAGTTGGTAGTTGTTGTTCTCCTTGAACTCACCCGTCTCCAAAAACCACGGACCCCGGCCCATCTTCTCGAATCGGGAATCATCGTAGTTCCGGGGGATGACGTGCTTCTGCTTCGTATACGACACCAGACAATGCGGCCCGCTGTGCTTGTACTCCCACGACTCGCACTGCCGGGCAAGATCGTCCGGGTTGCAGATGATGTCGTGGTAACGCGGCAAATGATTTTCGTGCTTGCCGTGGCAGTAGGCACGCACGAAAATCCGCACATCTTCCAGGGATGCGATGGCAATGGTCACAGAGAAATCCCCAGAATGAGGCCGATGTCAGACGGTTGGATCTGGTAACCGTCCGCGAACGGTGCCAGAGCGGGAAAGAGGTTCGTGGTGCCGTTGCCACCCGCCGTGTTGGCGAGCAACTTCTCGATGCGCGTTGCCAGACGGGCAAGGATCGGCTGTACCGTGGCCCATCCGGCGTCCTGGGCTGCTCCACCGGCAGCAGACGGGACGGCGGACAGCGAGTCATTGAGCCCTTGCGTGGTGTTCTTTTGGGTCGCGTCCAGCGTGCCTTGAGGGGCAAAGGCTTGAAGGATCGTCTGAATGTTGAACTGACAGCCCTGACAACTCAGGGATCTCGCCTGCCAGATCGCCACGTCAAGAGCTGTGTCGGTCGGCACGGCATCGAATGGGGTCATCTTTTTCCACTTGATTGCTTGGACGATCGCGACGAGAGAAACGGCTGTGGAGAGTACGTAGAAGGTCGGACTCGCCGGAAGGTTGTACAACCCGGCGATGATGTAACAGGAATTAGCCACGAGCGGCAGGTTCTTCATATCCGAAGCGGCTTGGATGTCGGACAGGATTGTAGCTTGTTGGGCAGTTGTAAGAGTGGCCATCGCGTTGACCTCATGGTGTCTTGTGTAGTTGGTCGCAAAGAATAATTTCTATGAGCGATTATGCCCAAACGATGAGCAACAGAGCAACTTGCGAGAGCAGTTATTCCATCAACTCTGTCACGGGAACAAATACCCGTTCACCACTATCTGATTTACCGTGCCACCCGATGTTCCAATCGTGTATCCCAGCCCCACCGTGGCACCGGCCGGAATATCCTGAATCCCCACCCCGCATGCCGAGAAATAAACCCCCGCCGTGTAGGCACCAGCGCCAACCGCCATCACAATGGGCACCGTGCTCGTCCAGGTCGGCGCTGCCGTGCTCTGGCAGATAAACAGCTGATGAAATACCGGGCTGGTCGTGACACTGTTCTGTACCACCATCGCGGCGCTAAGAACCCGGAAGGTTTTGTTAGCCGGAACCACGTATCCGGTCGTCCCTGCCACGTTCTGCGTCTGCCCCTGATAGGCCGTGAACAGCATCATCGTACCAGAAATTCCCACGCTGGAAGAGGTCATGATCAGCATGACCTGTGTTCTTCCCACATCCAGCGCCGTGACGCTCGCACCTGTAGCGATTGTAACGCCAACGGTTCCAAGAACGGTCGCCACCGTGCTCACAAGCGCCATTGTCTGTGTCGGTGCCAGCCAGATCGGTTGCCCGGTGATGTTTGATTGTGTCGTGACGACACTAAAACCGCCAACCGTGACGGTTCCGGAAACCACAGCGGAAACCGACAGGCCGGGCACCACGGAAACCAATCCGGTTCCTGCCAACGTCACATTGACCGTGCCAAGAAGTGTCGCCAGTGTTGCGCCCGTGGCGAGCGTGACAATGGCCGTCCCGGCGACCGTTACTGAACCGGCCACCACATTGACTGCCACGGTTCCCAGAACGGTTCCAACAGTCTGAATGGTGGCGAGCGTTTGCCCGACACCAAGCCAGGCCACGATGCCGGTAACGCCAGATGTTGCAGTTGTTGTCCCGACGATGGTTGCCAGCGAGCCGAGACTAACACTCACGCCAGGAACAATACTGACGATTTGCGTCCCGAGTATCGTCGAAATGGAGGCAATATTCTGGATCGTACCGGTCACAGGAACTGTGCCGAGAAGCGTGGCGATGGTGCCGCCAGTCGCAAGCGTGACCACGGCCGTACCAACCGCCGTGGCGTTAATGGTGCCCAGCAGCGTCGCGAGCGTGCCGCCCGTTGCCAAACTGACGACAGCCGTGCCAGAAACCGAAACATACACCGGATTACCGATGGCGGATTGACCACCAGCGATCCACATTACTTGACCGGTGGCACTAACCGAAGGACCGGCGGTCGTGACCGATCCACCACCGGCACCGCCAGCCACCACATTGACCGCCACGGTGCCAAGAACCGTGCCAACCGTCTGTATGGTTGCCAGCGTTTGGCCAACACCAAGCCATGCCAAAATTCCAGTAGCCCCAGAGGTTCCGGTCGTGGTCCCGACAACGGTCGCCAGACTGCCAAGATTGACACTCACGCCTGGCACAACGGATACCACACCGGTTCCGGCCAGTGTTACATTCACAGTGCCAAGAAGCGTTGCGACCGTCGCACCCGTTGCCAGCGTGACAACGGCGGTACTGAGCACCGTCACGTTCATGGTCTGCGTCGGTGCCATCCAGACAACAGCACCCGTGACGGCTGCTTGTGTCGTTGTTGCAAGCGCGGTTGTGCTGAACGCCGCACTGACGCTCACACTCACGCCACTGACAATGATCGTCTGGCTTGGACCCAGCCACACCACGGCACCAGTCACCAGCGCCTGGGTCGTGGTTGCAATTGCTGTCGTGGCATTACTGACAGCAACAATGACCGTTTGAGAAGCCGCCAACCAGACTATCGGCCCCGTGACGCCCGATGCCTGCGCGGTCGTCATGATGTAACCGCTGACCGTCACGGTGCCGGACACATCCGCCGTCACGGACAGACCTGGAACCACACTGACGACCTGAGTGCCAAGTTGCGTCACGACCGTAACCGAAACACCAGGAACCACGCTCACCAGCGCGGTGCCTGAGATCGATACCGCGCCGCTCACCACCGTGGTAAAATTACTGACACTCACGGTGCCGGAAACTTGCGCGCTGACGCTCAAGCCAGGCACGACGGTCACGACAGCCGTTCCAGCAACCGCGACGTTGACAGTGCCAAGAACTGTGCCGACCGCAGCAAGCGACTGAGAAGCTCCCAACCAAACAATCGGACCCGTAACCCCCGATGTTCCGGTCGTCGTATAAACACCCGTCGCCTGTGAGCCGATGTTTACACTGACACCGGGAACCATGCTCGCGACAACAGTTCCTGAGACACTCACCGTGCCGCTGATGTTGCTGGTATACCCCGAGACAGAAACCGTGCCCGAGACAAGCGCACTGCCGGAAAGCGATACTGTTCCACTGATAGCTGGGAGGGTCGAAAGTGAGACGGTTCCCGACACCTGAGCGACCACGCTCACGCCTGGGAACACCGTCACGGTTCCCGAGACACCAACCGCACCCGATACCGAAACCGTACCCGACACCTGCGCGCTGACGCTCTGGCCGGGAACGTTCTGCACCACGAGCCCAGCCGCGTTCAGCGCCGGCACGCCCGTCGTGGCAATGATCGGCGTCGTATCACCGATTCCGCCGCCAGCGAGTTTTACGATCTGGTATGCCAGCGAACTGGAGCCGGCAACGTCCACCGCTACCGGGATTGTGGCCCCGGTAGTGGCTTGAGTCACGTCAGCGGCGCTGGCCATTGGTTAGCTCCCAGCGCCCATGCGCTTGAGGATCTCACTGGTGTGCTGCTCGGGGCCGTTGGTGAATCGAAGCATCCCGCCGACTTCGCGGATCGCATCAAGCTCTGCCGTCAGTGCCAGGGTGGGCTTGTCGCGGTATTCATTGCCCTTGACATAGATACTTGGGCGCAGAAGCTTGATGGTTTCAACTGCCGTGGGCCATTCGTTGATCGCGGCGTAGTCAACGCACTTGAGAGCAGCGACCATCTCAGCTCTGTCCTGTTCTGAGAATACCGGCCGGTTCGGCCCTTTGCAAACGTGTTGATCCTGGGAGACGGTGACGATCAGGATGTCGCCCATCTGGCGGGCGGCTTCCAGGTGGCGGACGTGGGAGATGCTGCATACGTCGAAACAGCCATGCGCAAGAACAACCTTGCGCGGTTTGGAGCCGGCGAGGCGCAGGAGATGGGACTCGCGGTCGAGGGCGGCGCGGATTTCGGCGAGGGTGTAGACAGGCATGGGAGTCTCAAGCAACGAAGGTGAAGGGGAGGATGTCGGGGGCAGAGGGTGGTAAATCGGCCTTCGGTTCGATCTTCTGCTCCGCCTTTTTTGTCATGTTGGCGACGATGGCCTTTGCTATCTCGAATATCTCAACATCGGTCCATTTCCCCTTGAACGTGTTGATGGAATAGCAGATCAGACGGACGTTATCTTTCGTGTACCCTTTGTCCGAATTTATCCGATCAATCGAAATCGAAGTAGGACTGTACCATCCCTGTCCCCATGTCATGGCCAATCCAGAGACGGCGCATTTGCCATCCTGATCATGCCACATCTGAATGAGTTGCTCAGCGGTGATGGGGTTATTGGTAGGACGACGAACCAGGGCTCGCATCAGACTTTTCTTGAGAGAATGCATGGGCGACTCAGTCTGATAACGGCGCACCCTGGCAACATGCGCAGCCTTTTTCTCAGATGATAGTTTGGCGTAACTTCCAGCCATACGCTCGCGGACGCGAGCCTTGACTTCCGGACGCGAAGTATACTCATCCATGATGACCTTCATGCAGTCTTTGCAGCGTGCCGCGCGCCCACATTTGCCATTGCGCGCGATGTGGAATTCGTCAAGAGGCTTATCGGTTCCACACATCTTGCAAGGTTTTGATGTCGCGGATGCCGTTCGGTCTTGTATAGATGGCCATGATGGGCGGCCATCCTTGCGGTATTTTGACCGACATGGCTTACAGTATGTGCAAAACCCTGTCCTTGTCTTTCTGCTCTTATGGAAATTATCGGAAGATTTCTTTTGCTGACAGCCAAAACAAATCAGCATCACAGGAGAGGCGACACCTTCCGCAAGATTGACATTTCTTTCATCTGACATTGCATCTCTCCATATGATGGACTTTTTTTTGCGAAGATGGTTCGGCTCAAATGAACTCAAGATGCTCCGGAGGTGGCGCGGTAGGCAAAGCCACCCTCCCATTGACATATTCAAACAGGAATGCGTTGGTCGGGTCTTGTAAACATCCAGGTGAACACCTGTACCGTGGATCAAATTGATCACTTGCCAGGTAGCTCATAACCTCCATGTATCGGTCGCTTGCCCAAATATCACGGAAGCGAGTTCGGCAGAGGTTTCCCAAATGCAGGGCAGCGAATTTGCTGTTGAATTTTAGGCCGCACGGAGCTACAAGGCCATTGCCCGACACCTGCATCTGGAAGGCCGGACCATAACAGCGAGAATAGGTGCGCCCGCATTTGCTCTTGATGCGATTCCATTTGATCTTGATGTTCACGCCGGCGCGCTCGCCGATTCTTTCTGCTTCCATCAGCGCATCATCGACGTAATTGTATTTGCTGTAATCAACTCCCAACTGGCCTTCATCGCCATCCGAGCAATGTTTTATTAGCGCATAAGTCGGGGCCAACTCAGCAGCGAGTTTGGCAAATGGAATAATCTGGTCAACATCGTCGGGATGCAAAACCAGGAGCATGTTGAGAGTGCAGGCGAGGTTGTGCTTCTTGATGACCGCCATTCCATCGCGGATATTCTGAACCACAACATCAAACATGGATTGACTGAGGCCCATTATCTGGGCAAAGCGTTGGCGCTCGCCACCGCTAAAGTTGAATCGCAAGAACGACAAAAGCGGAAGAATCCTTTCGAGGATTGGCTTCTTGAGGACAATACCATTGCTTCCAGCTCCGATCTTTAGGCCGACCTTGACGGCGTGTTCGATGCTCTCTGCATAGTATGGCACCAAAGTGCTCTCGCCATCACTAATCAGACTAATTCCTTTTATCCCGATTTCGGCAGCATCAGAGAGAAAATCAAAGGCGATATCCTTTGTGATTACTCCACCCTCATCTGATGCCTGCAAACTCGCGAAACAAAAATGGCAGGCTGCTTGACATTTTCTGGTCCAGGCTGCGTCGCAATGGACCGGGCTGATCCTCTCTCCGCGCCGCCACGCCGCGATGCGTTCCGGATACCAACCGACCTTCGTTCCATCTAGGATCAGCTTGTCCACGAACTCCGGCAACTGACTGCTCATGATCCTTGCTCCTTCACGATCGCGACCACTTCGGGGCTTTCTCGCAGTTTCGGCCACGGGCAGAATTGGTCGTGCTCTTCCATCTTGGAGGAGACATAACCGGAACACCACGGACAACACATGCTCTCGGATCTGCATGCCGCATGAGCATCAATGACCATCTTCAATAGCGCGGATCGTCCCGGAATCATTCCAAGCATCCAAGAGAATAACTTCTTCATAGCTTGGCTCGTTGTTCCGGCGTCATGTTACGACGCAGTTTCGAGTCGTCCTGCATGGTTCGCTTGAAGACTTCTACCGGCACGCCCGCCTCGCGCATGAATTTCTCGAACGCCAATAACGCGCGCCCCTGAAGATCGCTCGGGATCGCCACCCCAAAATCCACCAGCACATGATAAGGCGGCAACTCCGATTTTTCGCAAACTTGTGGCAGGCCGGTCATGACGTTCTCCGCAGGCGACTCCTATTCCCGGCCATCCTACCCAACCCATTCGCCAAACGCCAACCCGAACCCAAACCGACCATGTAACCGTCATCCGCGACGGCCAGAATAACCGCTACAGCCACGCCATCTTGCCGTCACGCTTGTTCTTTCTGCTTCCTCCAACCGATCCTCACGGCTATCCTGAAGCCTTCTACTAAGCTTGGAATCCTCTGGTGTCTGTTGCGGAATCGGTCAATCTCCTTCAGGAATTCAATCTCTTCTTCTGTGTAGATTCTCCGCTTATCGCAGCCACCGTTCCAGAGATGTTTGTTCGTGGCCGTCATGTTGATTCAGCGCACTTCAAGCGCCAATGTTTTCGGCGATAGGTGGCGAATCTCGTTAGTGTATTCACGACTATCATCGATGCACAGATCGATTCCATGTTGTCGGCAATACTCCGCCTTCTGCCAGGCCACCTGTAACGTGGTTCGGCCGGCGCAAACCACGATCTCATCAAATGCCGCGCCGAACGGTTCCACCTGGCGCTGCCGGCCGCGCAGCATTCCGGCGCGGTCGGCCTTCTCGGGATCGGGATGCAGCGCACCGGTCAGGAGTACAACTGACCAACCGTCCTTCTTGAGTGCCCGGCTCAGCGCACCGAGAATCATTGGCCACTTGGCGAGCGTTCCGTCAATGTCGATGGCGGCTTTCATCATGGTTCCTCATCGGCTGGTGGATTGAGCGTCTTGACCGTGCCATCGATCATCAGCACAGCCCAATCAATACCCTCTTGTTCAAATAACAAAGGCAGATTCTTCAGTTCCGTGACCTGTATCATGTCCGCATTCACTCAAGGGTCTGGGGACTTCCACCACACAGAGCGTATCGACCAGTTTAACACGTTGATCGAACACCCTGTCAACGGCGATCTTGACACCAGGACAGTTTTCTTCTCCGTAATCATGCAGCGCCATCATGCCACCGGCAGAAACCAACCTCTCTGACAACTCAATGTCGCTCATGACTGCCTCCAGAGAATGATCAGCGTCGATGAACACCAGATCGAACTTCTCTGTCAGTGCGGGCAGGATCTGTACAGACTCGCCGACCAGCACTTTCACCTTGTCCGTCACGCCATACTCTTCCAGGTTCTTGCGAAGCTTCTCCAAACTGTCTGGGTGATCGCGATGATGGTCGATGCTCACCACCCGGCGTGCCACCAGCGCCATCGCGATAGTTGAATAACCGAACGCTGAGCCGATTTCTAGGACGGTCTTGCCGGCTGTCAGTTCTTGGAGAGTCTCTGTCTCTCGCACTGTCAGCGAGGTCGAGATGGCACCCTTGCCCAGCGACACATCACGCCAGGGCAGCAGCACCAGCGATTCCGCCGCCAGGCGATTCGCCTCAGCGGCTTCCAGGTCGCCAGCCGCGCGAAACATGGATTCCTGTGAGCGCCAAGCGTTGACGACCGTGGCCTGAAACGCATCCCACTTCACCGGAGCATAGCGATCGACAATCCTGCCCATGCGCAGCGTATCGCGCCAATTCTCGCCCGTGAGTTGGAGCCGACTGGAGTGATTGGCCGGGTGCATGCGGTAGCAGGCCAGCGGCTTATCAATGGCTACCCCGCCGCCAAGCGTCACCATTCTGACCCAGGTTTCCCAATCGCTTACATGGATCAATTCTTCGTTCCAGCCGCCATGATTTTCATAAGCACTCCGGCGCACCACAACGGCAGGAACTCTCAATGGGTTTCCTTCATGGATGGGCTGGAACATCTTCTCCCCGCGCAGCCAGTCAGCGCTCGTGACACCGTTCGGTTGCCCGTCATGGCTCATCAAGATCGCACGAGTTGCGCACAGCGCAACTTCTGGATGATCGCGCATGGTTTGGCGCACGGCATCGTAGAAGCCAGGCAGCACGGTGTCGTCTGGGTGAATAAGGTGGACCAACTCCCGCTTGGCTTCCCGGATGGCGATGTTGTGTGATTTCACCCCGCCTTGTTCCGTCTCGTTGCGCAGATACCTGGCACCGTACCGTTCGCTCAACTCTCGGATCGCCTCACCGTTGCTTGAGCAGTCATCGACCACCACGATCTCATCTCTGATAGGATCGAGTTGCTCATGGATGGATCTTAGCGTCTGTTCCATCCATGTAAGATTCGGGTTATAACACGGAACCAGCACACTGACGCTCTCGCTCCAGTCCGTCTTCTCATGTGCGTGCATGCCCCGCCACAACTCCAGCGATGGCTTTACGGTGGCGTTGAGGTAGTTGACATCATAGAGGTTGACATGCGGCCCGCCGCCATGAAAGACCGTGCCACCCTCATGCTCCTGAAAATGCACGCCGGGCCAAGACTCTGCACCGCCCCAGATTTTGTCCACTTGCTTCCAGTTGCGCGAGAAGACGTTCTTGCTGCGTGCCCAGAAGAACGCACCGCTGTAGTGCCAGCGGCTTTCTGAGCCGTCGAAGCCTCTACCAGACTTCTTGAACGTCCCGGCGAGCGGGTGGTGTTTCAACTCCCACTCCACCACCGGCCAGTAGTCCAATAGTGTCTCATAGAGAATGTCGGTCCACTCATGAAGGTGCGATCCGTGGGAGCTTGGCCGCGAAGTTCCCTTGGCATGACAGTAGAGGAATACTCTGTCTGGATCTTGGCTCTCGATCTTCTCCAGAAGCAGCGGGAAACTTGTTACCTCACCGAGGTTTGGATTGTTGGGCACTCTGATAAATTCAAAACCGTGCGGCCGGAGCACAGCCTCCACACTCTCGGGTGAATCCAGCTTCGCCATCGAGCCGCGTGAGTCGAGGTAGGGGAATTGCTCTCTCACAGCCGTGGGCAGGCCGATGCCAGGCCGGGTGGTCGCGATGGCGCATATGCGCTTCCCGTTGAACAGGTGGATTCTCTTGAGAATATGCCCGATATTCCTCTGCCAGGCCCCGTTGCCCTCCACGGGGTAGACGTGCATGATCAGGTCTCTTACGGGAGTGATGAGTTTAGAGTGATGAGTGATGAGTGAAGCAGCCGCTGGCATTGCCGGCGCTGGCAAGGCGGGCGTCGGCGCAAGACGCAGACCGTTGAGCAATGTCCCCGCCTCGCGGTTGAGTTTCTCTTTCTCCAGCAGCGCCATAGCTTTCTTTCTCAGCGGATGATCCTGGCAGGTCTTGCACCACTTCACATCGGGATCTCTGGCCTTGTAGTCCGTGGTGCATTTCTTGTGGACCTTGCAGGTAATCACGGGCAATGGTCTGCCGCGCAAGACTCCCTGCTCGTCGCTGCCGCAACTCTCACAGAGGCTCGTCTCATCGGTGATCAGGCCAAGGTGGCTGCACTCCGTCGTCAGCGCCTGGTTGAGGAGTTTCCGCACTTCCTCCTGAACCGGAGAGGATGCTGGCGCAGGCAGCGCCGGGGCATGCCCGTTGCCGTTGCCGTTCTTGGCAGCAAGCAGTTTCTTGATCTGCTCCGTCTGCCCGTCGCGCCAGAGATCCTCAATCACCTGACGATGCGCCGGCGACGGCTCGGGGGTGATCTTGAGCGGCTGGCGCAACTCATAGCCCGGTGGGGGCCAGTCGCGCGATTGCGGAACGATACCGTTGTCGCGGCCATCCTCGGCACGGTGGTAGCGCCGATGGCAGAGATGGCAGGCGCCGGGAATGTGGTACTGTGCCTCCCAGGACTCGCCGGGGAGGTAATGGCCGCAATCATTACACGTTGATACCAGAGTCGCCATGTCTTTCTTGCTCGCTTCGCTCGCGTGTTTTGTGTTTAGTGTTCGGTGTTCAGTGTTTCGTGCGGATATTTGTATGGTGCTGAACACGGAACACGAAACACGAAACACGAAACACGAATTTCACGTCACGTTGATGCCCACCAGCGCATCACTGCCGTTGCCCGATCCGCTGTAGCAGTCCACGCCGTTGCTGACGCCGCTATGCACGATTGTCCCCACGCTGGCCCAATTGAACTGAGGCGCCGCGCAGTTGGCGATCAGCGGAGCGCCGCTCGTCTGGAAGATGAGCGAAGAGAGCGCACCGCCAGAAACGGACGAAAACGCAGCCTTGGCCGTCCAGGTGCCGTCGGAATTGCAGGAGAACTGCCCGTAGACGGTGCCGCCGCAAGCCTTCGTGGTGCCGGAGTAGGTCGCGTTGCCGAATCCGCCAACGCCACCAGTCTGGGTGAGCGGGATGTTGATGCCGCCGCCAAGCCCGGTCATGTTGCCGGCGTTGCCGACGAACATGTTGTTGGGTGGCGTCAGGCCGTTGGGGCAGCCGGGGCAGTTGTTGGTGCCGCCACCGCCTCCGCCTCCGCCAGAGCACGCTCCATTCGTGACCGTGCCGGTGAATCCAAGGAGGCCGCTGCTGTTGATCGGGAAAACGGCGGTGCCGTTGCCGCAAGAGGTTGACGTGCCGGCGTAGAGGATTTCTACCTGTCCTCCACCCAAGATGTAATAGACGACCAACGATGATTGGTTTGTGCCGGCGGCGAATGCGACATATACAGGATTGCCACCACCCTGTGCGATCTGTGGGCAAAGTTGCTGTAGAGTTATGCCTGCCCCGTAATTCCAGCACGATATAAACGGCAGCGTAATGCTGAACGTGCAGGTAACATATGGATGGGGTGGATCGTATTGCTGGTAGGTGCCGTTCAGGCATACCGAGTCACCCAACTGCCCCATGCAAGAGATCGCGCAGGTGCCGCTTCCACCGCCTCCTTCACCGCCTCCTCCACCGCCCTGACCACCACTTCCGCCCTGCGATCCCGTATAGACGCCAATGCCGCCACAGCAATTGTTCGGCTCAACGCAGAACGGCCCTTCCGGCAACCCCGTCGCCAGGTTCCACACCGTCACTTCCTGTGTCAACGGTCCTTCCACGGCGCTGAAAATATCACCGAAGATGTTCTGGGTGGGCTGAAGACCGACAGAGCAGAGTTTGCCGAACAGGGCGATGAGGTTAGGGGACAGGTCCGCTTCGAGGTTGTCCTCGTTGATCGAGATGATGACGCCACCGGCATCCTCGTCCACCTGCATGGGCGGGATGCCCTGAAAGCCACCCACGAGCCGCGACAGGTCGGACGCCACTTCGTTGAGCGTCTCGGCATCACGCCCTGATAGCGGACCTGAATTGATCGGGTGGTAGTGACGTTTCGGCATTGCTGAACTTTTGTACGCTTGCGGGAATCGTCAAAATCGGCAATCATTGCCATTGGCGGCCCATATCGGGCCGATACGGAGACAAAGCGATGCGAGCAGCGATGGTTGTGATTCTGGCGATTCTGATGTCTGGTTGCGGCGAGACAGCGATCCAGAAGGCGTTGAACGGCACGCCTTCCACCAACGGAACATCGGCCGGCAAACCAGCCGAGCCTGTCAAGCCGGTGGTTCCTGTCGATCCTGAGAAGGAGCAGTTCCTCGCCATCGTGCGCGAGAACGCAGAGAACCCGTCCGGTCTGGAAATCGTCACCTGGGGCGAGGCCAAGACCTGCACGCCGGCAGAGGGACGATACACACACAACGGCAAAATAGAGATCAGCGCCAGATACCGGAGCGCCACGTTCCGCTGCGCCCGCTTCGGCATCGCGCGAAGCGGCGAACCGGTCATGTTGGAGCGCGCGCAAATCTCGTACCGGAAGGATGGCAGTATTCTCCTCATCTTGTTCGGGAGGGTGGACCGTATTTTACACCCTGTCAAGTAGATAATCATGGGTTCATCTTGAAGATGTTCGGGAAACTGCTGTTCTGGATCAGCACGTAACTATTTCCAGAAGCGCCTCCTATATTGGAAAATGGTAAGGTTCCATCGGATGTTGCCAGATAGCGGAAAGGAACTCCTCCGGGTGCCGGGAGAAGGTTCCAGCCATGGTAGGTGGTGAAGCCACCTTTCGTATCAAGCGGCCCATCGAGCCAGCCGAATATCATCTCCACGTCGTAGAGCAAACCTGGAGAAGCGCCGAGGTTGACGCCAAGCAGCGTCGGATTGATGGCGCTCTCCAGTTCGATCAACTTGTATGACTTGAAGAGTAGCGTCCCTGTATCGAATCCAAGGAACGGAGCATCGTTGACTGTCAGGAGCGCTATATCCTGGTTGGTTGGTGGTCCAGCGCCGAAGTTAGAGTTCCACCCAGCTTGCGGCACGCGCCGCCAGGTCAGGTGGATCTCCTTCTCGCGCTGGGGCTGATTGACCGCCGTTGGGATTGGCTGTCCCTTGATAGCAGGAGTTGTTGGTCCATCGGCATACTTGTACGAGTCCGCCTTCCTCTGAAGCACACTCGATACCGGCTCTGCCATGTTGCTGATAAACCGTTGCCATTCCTGCCGTGGCGTGGTGCCATAGAAGGAGTCGAGGCTAGTATCGCTGATCATGAGCCAGCGCGGCTGCGTGAAGACGATGGTTATCTTGCTGAACACGTACTGGCTCACCCACTGAGGCTGGTTGATCGGCGGGACGAACAAAGACCCTTTCGCATTAAACCTAACCTCCTCGATCGACGAGATGGCCGAAGCGTAGAGCCAGGTGTAGATAGGATGCTGCACGGGCAGAACACGATCCAGATTTCCCGTGCCGCGATTGAAGCTGTTCGTGCCCAGGATAGCCGATACGGCATTATCAGTGTCGTTCCAGTTGACCCAGATCGTGCGTGAGACGTTGTTGCCCTGACCGTAGGAGAAGTTGGCGCGACTAATAGAACCGCTAGGGCCGGGCGTGACCTCGGCCCAGGGTATCCCATAGAGCCAACCATTGACCTGCAACTGATTAGGCAGCAACGGCATATCAGCGTCCCCCACCGTTTACGGGTCCCATGCCAAGGAACCCGGCGATATCACCCCAGACATCCTGAGACTTGCTCTGGTCGTTCTTGTCGCGTGGACCCAGGATGCTCACGAACGGATTTCTGAACCATTCCCCAGCAATCTTGAAGAACGCTTGCAAGATTTCCGACACGCTGTCCAGTGACGCACCTTTACCCTCCGCTCCCATGCTAGCCGCCTTCTCATAGCTCTGTTTCAGATAGCCGCTGATGTCCATAAATGATGCAGGTTGTTGCGAGGCACCCAGGCTCTTCCCCTTCATGGCAGCGCCGCCACCCTCATCGATGAGGCCCAACGCCTTGGCCAGCATGATCGGAAAGGTCGTTATCCACACCTGAATCTTCAACAGCCAACCAGAGAGCGTCACGAAGCCGCTGATCATTCCCTTGAGGACCGGCAGCAACGGAGCCAGCGTATCGCCGAGATCCTTGAACGCATCCTTGAACGGCAGCAATGCCGTCCGCATCTCATCCGCCGATGGCAAGATGCTGGCGAGCGTGTCGCCGATCATCCGCACGCCATCGGTGGCCAACTCAAGGACAGGGACGAACATGCGGCCGATGACGGCTTGCGTGTCGTCCAGAGCCAACTGGAAGCGCTCCATCTGCGCTGGCGATGCCTTGCCGGCCAGATCCAGCATGGCCTTGCCGACCATCGCGATCGCGGCGACGGCCGCCGCCGCCGGACCGGCGATGGCAGCGGCACCAACCAGACCAGCACCCTCTGCTCCGGCCGCTGCCGCTGCGCCGCCCTCCGCGCCTCCGGCCGCAGCCGTGATACCGGGGATCGGTGGTTTGCCAGCACCACCGGCCGCCGCGCTAACAATCGGTCTTGCGGTTGCCTCCATCGCGACGGCCGGCGCTGGACCCTTCCAGGGCAGCGCGGATGGTAGCGCGCCGGCAACATCGCCGGCACTCAAGGCTCGCTCTCTTTTACCAATGCCTTGCGCGACATCGGCGGACTGCTGGTCCCTGCCACCTATCATCGCAGCAGCGTTGCGCTGGAGGAAACTGGCGCCTGTCTGGATGGCACCAACCACATTGCCGCGCAGGAGTTGCGAGAATGCTGTCCCGATGCCACGAATGTTGTCACTGAGTCCTGCGCTCGCACCCAGAGTTGCCTTCATTGCCCGCGTCGTGGCATCGAAGGATGCAATCCGCTCCTTGTCGAGACTCAACTGTGTAGCAACCATCTCCTTTTCGGCATCAGCGCGTTGCTTCGCCAGGGATGCTGCTGCCTCCTCAGCATCCTCGATATTCTTCATAGCTATGAGGATGGCGGCTTCTTGGGCATCGGAAATTCTCTTAATTTCCTCCGCTGCCTTCTCTTTCTTGAAAACGAGATAGTCTTCGCGGTTTTTCTGTGCCTCAAGGAACATCTCTGCCCGCTTGGCAGCCTCAGCATCCCATGAAGCATCGATCTGTTTCTGCAAGGCAGCGTCTTTGGCCGCCTTTGCCGCATTGGCGATAGCATCCTGATAGGCTTGTTCTGCCACCACGGCCGTCTGGAACGTACCGGCCGTTTCCGTGGCTGCCTTTTGTGCTTTTGCTTGCGCTTCTGTCTGAGCATCACGATGCTCAGCGACGGCGGAATCCGCTCGACGTTCAGATTTCGCCACTCCTCTTTCTGATTGCTTGTTGCGATAATCGGCCAGCGTCTGTGTGTTGGTAAGCGATTCTTGAGCCTTGTCGGTTCTTGCCGTCAGCACTTGCATTCTGGCAGGACTGGCACCGGCCGTAACTGCTGCTAATTCGGCATCTCGTGCCTCTTGAAAGCGCTTCAGCGCCTGATCGATTTTGCGCTGTTCTTGTTGCTGCGTGTTGGCGCGCTGATCCAGCATCCTGGCGTATGCAGCCCTGGCTTCAACGAGTCGCGCAAAGGCTTGTTCGGTCTTGGCCAGTTCTGCTTGCTCGGACGCAACTTCTTGCTCGGCAGCCTTACGATGAGCCTCAAGAGCCTTGGCGGCTCTGCGCTGTGCCAGGTCTGACGGGGTCGCCATGCTTCAACCTCCGTCAAGAAACCGACGCGGCCGGCGCATCAGTCGTATCTGCTCCCATCGGTGGCGGAGCATCTTCAGCGACATACCCCAGAGCCTTTGCCATCGCCATCGCGACCGCGTCAGGATCGCCGACAAACAAATCGAGGACCTGCTGTTCGCTCACATGAGGATGATTTTTCGCCAACAACATTTCAAGCAACATCATCTGACCGTCCTGCGCGTCCATTATTATCCGCAGCGCTGATCCCAATCGGTCAGGCTGAATCACCGTGCCCCACGTATAGTGCCCGGCCGCAATTGCGGCCGTGAGATGGTTTTGGCTCTCGATGTAACTGTCTTCGCTGAGAGAGCGCTTTTGTGCCGTGATCTGATTGCGCGCCGTCGCCTGAGCCCAGGCGGAGAATCTCTTTCGGAGGTTCGCATTGATGCCCGTCAGCGTCCAGGTCTTGCCGTTGACTGATAGCAAAATATCTCTCATCGAATCTCCATGATTAAATCATCGCAACTTGCTGCCGTATTTGGCCTGCTCGTCCTTCCAGATTTCGTAGGTTTCTTCCGGCGTCTTGCCGCGATTTGCCCAGCACTGAAAAAACATAATTACGAAACCGGTCGGGATGCCGTTACCCGATGAGTTGACCCAGCGGAATGCCTCTGGAGGAATACCGAGTTCTTCTCGGCTCGGCAACTCCCAGCGAGCATCCTTGACCTTGCCACTCTCCCGGCGCTTCTTCCGTGCCAGGTCGCATTCCGTGACGACGTGCCCATGTTCGTCGCGCTCCGCGCCAAGCAGGATCAGGATATATTCGTCGCTGAACTCCGTATAGACCGCCGGGGTAATCCCCGTAGGCCCCATCGGACCGGCCGCGAGCAAGAGCAGAATATCAGCATCGGTCAGGTAGTCGTAGTCGTCGGATTCTTGTTCCCCTTGCTCTGGCTTTCCTCCGCCCCCGTGCGCTTCACGCTCGGGGGCATTTCGACGTTTGGGTCGAGGGTCCCCATCGCGCCGGCCACCGCATAGAGCATACCCTCGTCGTTACTGTCGAACAACTCGCGGATCTGCTCCTCCGTCACGTCCTTGTGGTGCGCCTCAAGGAGCAACTGCATCAGCCGAACCTGACCGTCCTCACTGGTCATGATCGTCTTGACCGATCTGCCCATTCGTCGCGGATCGGGAGAGCGCCAGGAATAAGCGCCGGACGCAATAGCATCCGTCAGCGCATTGTGAGCATCGCCGTAGCCGTCCGTGCCGACAACTGAGCGCTGACTGATAATGGCTTGCCTCGCTATGGCCTGACACCATGCCGCGAAGCGCGCGCGCATCAGTGGGCCAATTGGGGACAAGGTCCACCACTTGCCGGCAACCTCGAACATGTGTCCGACAGCGGTGCCCAGCAGGTTGATTCCCGGTTCGGTCATTGCGGTCTCGCCAGAATGATATTTGCCTCAGATTCCACGCCGCGCTCGTTCTTCACGGTAGGCAAGCGATAATGTTTCGAGCAGAAATTCCTAACCCGCGTCATGCCACGACGCTCTTGCAAGATTCCATCTGGCAATCGTATCGGTGAAAGCATCTGCGTCTCAGCCACCGTCCAACCGGCAAGCTGGTTGCAGCCGCGAACCTCGCAATAGTCTCCGGCGATCAGCAGACGTGGATTGACGGCGCGGCGAAAGTCGATGACTTCCTCCGTTGCAGCCCTGGCATCCACGGCGGAAGGTTGGAGCAGTTTCACGCCAGAGCGCTTTGCCACAAATGACAAACGTGCCCTGCCACCGCGCTGCCGTCTCGGTGTGGCGATCCTCTCCCCGTCAGGCGTCGTGACCCATGCCAGGTATTCGCCGGTTTCCGTATTGGCCCAGAAGGCAAAGCGAATTGGCCGGTTGGTGTCCAGGTCTATCAGATCACCGGCGATACCGGAGTTAGAGTGGATGATCATGGTTCGCTGCGCTCACTTCGTGGGGCGTTCGGAAATCGTGAGGCGTGGTTCGTGTGGCGAGAAGAGGCGAACGGCGCTTTCCTCCACGAACCACGCCTCACGATTTCACGCTGGCCTCGCCCATCCGGGCTGCGCGCGGCCAGCGAAATTATAGATGACCTTCTGCCTGACGTTCGCGCTGTTCTGCGCCGACAGAATACACATGTACGGCACGTTCCAGAACGTGGCATCGGCGATGTTCTCGTAGAGTGCCGTGTTGGGGAACAGGTCTTGCGGGTAAATGCCCGGCGGGCTCACGGACTGATTGGTTCCAGCATTCCAGTCGCTCTTGATGTCGATGCCGAGCCCCTCGATGCCGGTCAAGAGTTGCTCTTGCCCGTTCGTCTCGAATGAGGTCGTATCGAGCTTGTCGGCCTCGTCCTGGACGGCCCACTCGTTGGCGAAGAGGATGGCGGATGCCGGACCGCAGATAATACGTCCCGATTTACCGGCTCTGAATGTCGCAACGGGTCCCGCCATCGTTCACTCATCCTTTCAATCTTCAATCAATTACGCTGCCAGGAAGCTGACATATACGTCAGCGGCAAAGGTGGCGTCATTGTTGGTGATCTTGACCGTCTTGACCGTAGAACTGACGACCGTGATGCCAGCCGCCGTGGCGTCCGCGTAGGCTTGCTGACCACCGTTGTTGATCGTCAGCGTCGGCGTCGTGCCGGCAAGATTGAGCAGGCACGGATTGCTGGAGCCACCGCCGATCGTTATGGAACTGCACTGCGTGCCGTTGACGCTGTCCTGCGTGGCGTTCAGCAGAGCAAACTCGTATGCCTTCACCTTGGCGATCGTCGTCACCGTATTGCCGAGGACATCGACGATGGAGGTAAGATCCAGCGTAACGGAACTGGACGCCGAGACGCTCTGAGTGTTCTGGATGACGAATTGAACCTGGCCGGCACCGGCCCCCAGCGCATAGGTGGATCTCAGCGTAATGGTCGCCCCGCCGGACGGTGCCGACAGGCCGATCCCGCTGGAATTGGCCGGCCCCTGAACCTGCACCGAGTTGACAACCGCCTGGTAGGATGTCAGTGCAGAATAGGCCATTGTTCCAACAACGAGCAGGAAAAATACGACCGCAACACCAATGCTGATCGCGAGAAAAAGCATTATTTAGCCTCCCTCAAATGGAACGAATGCGGTGTCTTGCCGGAGGCATCGAACGGAACACCTTTGACATTCAGGTGCGGCTTGTATGGTTCGACCGGTTTGCCGGCGTCGTCCTGATAGCGAACATGATGCCGGTCCGGGATGAGATGGATCATCGCCGGCCGATCCGCCGCGAAGGTGGCCGCCTCGGAAGGATGGAAGGATGACGGATCGATGGCAGCAATGTCCACGGACCCATCGGGGTTGACGCCAGCGATCCACGCCGGCCAGCGACTGATCGGCTCCCCGAGTTTAATCGCCTGACCGTTGCCGGCCACCAGTTCGCCGCCGTGACGGCGGAACTTGCCGTGTTTCTTGTGGTTAGCGCGCGCCCCGGCGCGTTCACCGTTTGATACATCCTTCACAAAGTGGAAGGCGTACTGCATCTCACCATCCAGGCCGATGAGCTGGGCATGTTCTGGGCCGGGGACAAAGTACACCGGAGCGCCGACTGTAAATTCTGGCATCGCCTGATCTCCTACGGTCGTCCCCTCAACATCTCGACACTGTATGTGAACCTTTGGGCGCTCGGCAAAAGTGGTGGTGCCACGCCAGAAAGGTCAACGCCGCTCGGCGCTGGATCGTATTCGCAATCGTACACGGCCGTTCCTGCCAGCGTGGTGGCAAACAGTGCCTGCATGGCCTGTTCGCGGAAATCAAGTTGCCAGAACAGCGACGTTTGGTCAAATGCGTTGTCGATCACGGCCGTGAGGATCACAGGGAACTTGAACTCTGTGTTGCTTTCAAAAGCCAGTTCGCCAACGTCTTCCCATGTGTGGCGATCCGGCGAGACGATCACGAGTGGAAACGTGTCGCCGTCACCAGAATTGCCGCGCTTTACGGTCGGCGATGAACGAAGAACTACTTTGGCTGAAGCCGTGACGGCGAGATTGGATACTACGCCAAGAACTGCTTCAAGTACGCCACTGTAGACGCTCATGAAATCCTCTGCGTCGGCAAAATATAAACCGACCCCATCAGATTCTTGTCGAACTTCTGCACCTGCCAGACCGCTCCTGCCAGATCGACGATGCGATCCCCCTCCTTGGGAGCCGGCGCGCCGGTCGGTTGACCGGTGCTGATCAGCACCGCCGCGTCGAGCCAGTCTTGCCAGATTTCCCAATTCCTTGTTGGCAAAGAGTCGATGACGATGCCGGATTGCTTGTCTTCCGCGCCACTGTAGGGCCGGCTCTTGGCGACAAACAGCTTGTAGCTGATGAAGGTTTGCGTCACATCGTTGGCAAGAACCAGGCTCTGAAACGTCACGGAAGTGCGTCCCGGGACGGTCGTTTTCCAGCGTCCACGAAGAAAGTATTGGTTGATCATGATTGGCTCTAGCCGACAGAAACCTCGATGTACGTCGTCAATTTCGAGCGCAAGGACCCGAGTTCAGGGCTCTGGCCAGTCGCCAGCAAATTATAGCTATACCCCTCATACGACTCACTGGCCGGCAACCTCCCGCCAAACGGCGTATTGGTATACAGCAGCACGGCAAACTCCGTCGCGCACTGCTGAAGATCCGCCGGTATGGTCGGATAGCCGTTCGTATACAACACCTTCGTCTCGCCAAAAACTCCCTGGGGCCAGCACGGAGCCCTACCGGCCGTCAGCGTTGACCTGGCACCGCCGGTCATGGACCAACCACCATCGCCCCAGAAGCCAGATCCCGGACCGGAACCCAGAATCGGCCCACCGCCAAGTCTGACCAGCATGCCGGAGTGGCCCAACTGATCCTGACCATCGAGCTTCGGAGAGAAGCTCCGACCACAGCGCAACTCGGTTGGCGCTGCATAAGGTCCACCCGGAGAATTCCCCACGCCGAAACCGAAGTTTCCCTGAGTGTCGATCCACACCGCGATGCCGAACACCAGTTGGACGTTGGTGCCGGATGCCGTGACGGGAACATTTCCCGACGGATTCGTGAGCGTAACCGTGTTGGGGCTGGTTGTGATCGACAGGATGGTACTCTGCGTGAGGAGAGGAGTCTGTCCGGACCAACTGGCACCTATGGTGCATGGCATGCCGACGACAAGGTTCGCCGTGCTGGACAGATTGGTGATCGTCGCACTGCCGGAAGTCAGTGTGCCCGTGTAGGTGAATACGTTCAACGGCCGCTGGCGCAGGACCATGTTGGGCTGAATGCTGCCCTTCGGATACTCCACAATCGTCTGTTGTTCGAGGAATCTGTGCGTGTAGTGCTTCAGTGCTGCGATGGCGGCGCTTACATAGTATCCGACCACGATGTCTTGGCTTTCATCGTTGATACCGATGACGGCCTTGACGATCTCAAGAGAAGTAAGTGGCTGGCCCATCTATGGTTCGCTGCGCTCGTAGTGTTCAGTGTTTCGTGTTTGGTGCGGAGCAATACTCCGCACGAACAGGGCGATGATACGAAACACGGAACACGGAACACAAAACACTACGAGCGCAGCGAACTAGGTTGGTTCGCTCATGACGTAATCTGCCTGTCCGTGCAACTTGATCCAGCGTTCCGCTTCGCGCAGGGCTTCTTCGTGCGCCAATCCGAGCGCGGCGAAGATCCAGTCCTTGCCGTCGCCGGTCGTGAGTCGGCGCTGCTTGCGAGCGTTGCCGATCTCTTCGTTGAGCCGGTACACGTAGGCGATCCACACGAAATGGTCGCGATGGGTGACGTGACGACTGGATCTTACATGAACGCTGAACCGCATCGGAATCTCGTGTTTTGTGTTTAGTGTTCCGTGTTTCGTGGCGTCGCTTACTACGATCGGAAGGTTGCTCGGTACTGAACACGAAACACGAAACACTGAATACTATGCCGTAAAGATGACGCCCTCGACGTTGCTTTCATCCACGAGCAGCAACTTCGGCCAGTCGCGGTTTGGCATCGGCACTTCGACGGCACCATAGATATTGAACGCCACGACTTCTCCTGGCGCGACCTGGATCGGCACCAGCGTACCCGCTTCGTCGGATTCCATCAAACGTCCAGGTCCGACAGCAAGCACGGTGCCACGATGTTGATAATGGCGGTCGAACTGGTTCTTTGGCGGCGGCAGATAGAAACCCGATGGCGTCTGGTCCTTGGGCTTGTGCTGCTCGATCAACAGGCGTGAGCCCGTGGGGTGGATCGTGGAGGCGAAAGCGTCAAAGGCTTTGGTCATGTTTTTTCCTGAATGTTGTAGGCGATCACTAAATTCACCAGAAGCGCTGATGGTTCCGACACTAATAACGTATTCAGCCTCTTTACCTGGCATAAGAGGAATTCCTCGATTGCTCACGACTTCTTCTCGTCCGGGTTGGGCAGGAAGCCGCAAGCAATCGCCGCCTCGATCAGCAGCTGCGCTGGCGATTTGTCTTCGCGCTTGGCGCGCTTCGTCAGCGACTCAGCCTGCTCGCATGTCACCGGCACATCGATCTTGATCCCGCCCGTGAATCCATTGGAGCGCTTGCGCTCCAGGTAGATGATCTGCTGCTGTTCGGTACGGATCTCGCTACCAGAGAAAATCTGGTTGATCTCCTGCGCCTTGAGGTCAAGCGGATCGCTGACAAGACGATTCGTATAGCCACCATCGGGCGAGAAAACAACGAGCAACAGTGGCTCGCCATCAATGACCTTGCGCTGAAGCGCCAGCGGCAACCGAGTCACACGGTCCAGCAGAACCAGATTGCGGTTGTACATCACGACCGCTTCAGGACTGGCCTCATGGTGCGCCACCCGGAGCAGATAACGAGCCAGCGGGAAGTTCGCCAGCGACTCCAAACTGATCTCGCGTCTCTCCAGCTCATAGAGGCAGCGGCTTGCGAGCACGACCGATTCAACGACCGTGATCAGGAAGCCTTCCAGTCGGTCAAGAACCTCTTCTGTGGTCAGAGCGGCGAGTTCTTGATCAACCCGTTCCGTTGAGGTCAGCAGGTCGCTGGCCTTATTTTTTCGCGGACTGAGTGTCGTGGTCATGGATTAACTCCTTGGCTTTGGCGATGATGGCCGCGATGTCTGTGTGATTTTGAAGTTCGCGTTGATCGCGATGCAGTTTGCGAAGACGTTGTTGCGACTTCTCCCTGTACCCAGGCTGTTGCTGCCGCATCTGTTGGCGTTCTTGCTCTTTCGCCTTTATTTCTGGCCGCTGGAGCCGTTGTCTTGCTTTTTCCTTCACATCGGGTCGTCGGCTCCTCCTGAGACCACTCTCCCGTTTCTTTTCCTTAACCTCTGGCCGCTGCCTGTATTCCTGTTCTCGCGCCTTAACTCCAGGTTGCAGTTTCTGCTTCTGTCGATATTGGCGCTCCTTTTCTTTGATCTCTGGACGCTGCCTTTGACGGCGCGATGATTCGTTCTTCCTCGCCTTTACCTCTGGACGTTGCCTTCGCTGGCGCTCATAGTCAAGTATTTTCTTCCTCTTCTCTGGGTCCAGGTAGCGATTGCGTTGATATTCTTGTTGCTTTTGTCTGATTTCTGGTCGTTGATAATTCTTTCGACCGCGCTCGCGTGCTTTTTCAACAACTTCTGGCCTCTGCCAATACGCATCACGCGCCATTCTCGCTCCGATTATTTTGCAATCGTCCGAACAGAACTTTCTCCGTCTCCCCTTCTCAAACTCCTTCCCACACACCGCACAATTCGCCTTGCTCATGGCGCACCTCCACGCTGAATCTTGGCAAGATCATGTCCATGACTCGTCGTCTGTGAAACCGGAATCATTCATAAAATCTCCGATTTCATCAATAACAGCTTGATGCTCAAAAGGATCGTCGTCAACCAAGAGCACAAGCATCGCCCTTATCAGGAGATGGACAGCGCGTTCGCTGGTCGGTTCGGCGATCCATTGTGGTGTTGTCATCGTTTGGACTCCTGCTGGTTGTGTGCCGACAGTATCCTGCACTTTCCGCCGGATTTCGACAAGACGATTTTCGACGATTCGACATTCCTCATCGGTAAGGCCGAGAAAATCTCCGGGATTTCCCATACGGAATCCCGCCGCTTCCAGGGCATCACGCTTGCCCTTCGTCATCGTGTTATCCGGTGGTTAGCGCTAGTTGACACGGATAGCGCTTTTGCGCGAGCGGGATGAACTTGGTGCCAGGCGTGCCGGGAAGCTCCATCTTGCCGTCCTGGTTAACCCAGAAGCCGAGAGTCTCGCCCTCCCAGACGATCGGTTCGTCGATGCCGTCTCTGGCAGCTCGTGACTCTTCAGTTTCCTCATCGATGCGACACAGAATCGGCCCACCGTTGGTCGGGCACCACGAGTACCACTTGTACGAATCGCTCGGGTTGGGCAGCGGATAGAACCACAGATCGTGATCGCAATGACAGCGGGCACAGTTACGGATTGGCAGCCTCTGGCACGGTGATGCTTCCTGATGTGACATGCTCGGTTCGCCGGTGCCGACGAATCGTTCGTACCACTTCTTGCGGAAGCGCTCCACTTCCTCATCGGTGGGATTGTCGAGGATCTCTTGGAAGGTGCGTGTGGGTGGCTCTTGCTTATCTGGCCCATTGGTTGGCGCTGGATCTTTCCGGGGAAAATCGCCGCGCACCAGTCGGATAATCTTGTTGTAATATCGCTCCAAGACCTCATCCGTCGGATCACCAAATCCGCCATTCTTCATCTGATCCATGATGAAATGAACGGCAACCAGTTGGCTCCGCGTCATGTCTTCCTTGACGCCGATAACACCGAATTTTGTCGCGGCATCGCCTTCGGTCGTCTTGAGCGTGACGGACGGAGACGATTCCTTCGGACGTGCCGAAGCGTGCCGCCTGAGTAGGAATTGCAGCAATTTGTCAGAATGCTTCTGGGGAGTCTCTTGCTCCTCCTGCTTATTGAGAACCTGTAAGACCCTGGCGAAGACGCGATCCGCGATGGCCTTTTCGCTCTCATCCATCACATCACGCAGTGCATCCTTGAAGTCGATCCCCTTGATGGTTGGCTTCTGTTCCTCTGCTTCCTCTGCTTCCTCATGCATGGTCAGTTGCTCCTCTGGTTTTGGCGATGCGCCAGCCACATCAGCCGCTTTGTCTTCCCTGATCTTGGCCATATACTCCCGAGACAGTTTCTGGCGATGTTTCTCATGTTCATGTTCGCCGCTGACCAGCAAAGCAATCTTCTCCTTGTCGCCGGAGGCCAATGTTTCAACGACCATCTTGATGTCGCGGAAGCTATCGACCGTGATGCAGGGAACCGGCAAGAGATCCTGACCAATATCGTTCTTGAAGCTAGTACAGTAACAGCCACCAACCATCGCTTCCGGACACCATTGGACCCAGATGCATTGATGGTTGCTAATCCGGATGAACAAAACAGTCTCACGCCTCTTGTCGGTGTGTTGACTGGTCGGCAGACTGCCGGATTGGATAGTGGCACCTTCCGGCAGAAGCAAGGCATTACTCTTGGCCTTCTCTTCCACCAGCAACTTCTCGCGATCCTTGATATTCTGCACAATCACCTCCAGCTCTTTCTCTTTGCCGTTTGCCAACGATTCCACGATCAACCGAATGTCGTGTCGCCAGCGGGTGCGGATCGGCGCGCGATAGTTCGTTGGATCGGGATGCTGCATCGTGATCGAGAACTCGCCCGGCTCGAACATGCCAGGTTCCCAGACGACGTTGATGACACGGTGGTCCTGAAGAACCACGTTAAGCCAGCAGTGGCGAAACTTCTCGTTGGTATCCAGCTCAGGGATGCTGCCCCAGACCTTGGAACCGGCAGGAAGTATGAGGCCGGACGGAGCGAATGTTTGCAGTTTCGCGGTGCGCTCTTCGATGCTCCGGAGGATGTTCTTGAGATCCTCTTCGTGGCCGTTGGCGAGCGCTTCGACGATCATGAGAGCGTCATGGGTGGTGTCGGCGAAGAGGTCAGGACGAGCCATGTTGCCATTGCTAGTCGTTTCAATCAGCCAGCAAATGCAACCCGATGGGCCTTTGTCCGCAAACGCCCTGACCATTGAGACGACCGGCCGCTCTGGGAGAATGACCGTCAGATGAGGAGCTAAGTTTCGGCTGTCCGGCACCGTCTCCGGAAGCGAGCCATAAACCTTGCATCCCTCACGCAGATTCAACGTCGTCTTCATCGTCAGTCCTCTTGTGTTTCGGTTCAACCACCCCGACACCACGTTCGCCAGCATTCACGATACCGTGCCTCAACAGCCCTTACATAATCCCGGCACACCGGGCTGTCGAGCAATTCTCGGCGCAGTGTCTTGCGCGGCAGCGCCAATGAACTTGGATTGCAAGCCATCGCGATGGCCGTGTCCACAAAATCTCCCCATGAACACCGCGTAACCCACTCTTTTCTGCCCATTGCGGTCAACGCCGTACTGGCCAATCTCCCACAGATATTGCGTCCGTAGCGCGTCAGGACCGGCACCCCCATGTACAGCGCCTCCATCGCCACCACGCCGGCGCCATGAGGCCAGCAGTCAAGACACAAATCCACTTGCTGTATCGCCAGTAAGTGTTCTGGCCTGGTGGACACCAGGCCGAACATCACTCTATCCGGCGCAATGCCTTCCATGAAGGATAGCACACGCCGCTGACAATCCGGCTTGGCAAACGCTTCGTCCTTGAAGAGCATCTTGCTGGTCGGCACGCGCTTGAGTATTTCCGCATAGGCGCGCAAGCATTCACCGCCCATCTTTTCATGCCGCCAGAAAGCGCCAAACGTCACATAGCCGTTGCGCCTCTTTGGTGCCATCGTATCACCCTTGAGATGGTACTCGCTCATGTCTTCAAGAGTCATGACACAGGGAAGATCGATCACCTTTTCGGCAAACCACTTCCGCTCCTCTGGTGGAACCACCACCGGATCGGCAAAGAAGTAATCGATCTCCGGACAGCCCGTGCCCGTGACATATCCCCAGGCCGTCACCTGTACGGGCGCTGGCTTTCTGGTGAACAACGCCAAGCGATGACCGTTCGTGTGTCCCGAGAGGTCCACCAGAATATCAATCTTATCCGCGCGGATGAGTTCATCGGCGCGTTCATCGGAGAGTTTGTCGATGTCGCGCCAACGCTTGTTGGCATACTTGCGAAAGTTCTCCGCCTTGGCATCCTTGGCAGGGTCCACGTACATGGTTGAGTAGAAGTATGCCTCAAATTCTGAGCTATGACCCGTCACAACAGGCCCAAAGACGCTGCTCGCGCTATGGTGTTTGAAATCACCCGAGACATAGCCGACTCGTAATGGGCGCTCGGGATCGCGACTGTTCGTGTGAGGTTGTTTCTCTCCCTTGAAGCCATGCTTCGCGTGCCAGCGCTGGCGTGACTCCAGCAACACGTCAGGCGTCACGTCAAGCAATGATTTCACAAAACAGAGACTTGTGGCCGCGCCAACATGATCTGGTTGAAAATCGATGGCCTGTTGATACATGGCGGCTGACTCGTTCACCTTGGCGTCCGCGTTGAGTGCCACGGCCAATGACAGCCTCGCTGGGTTGCCATCCGCATTCAGTGGTGCCAACTTCAGCGCCTCGCGGCCCATCGCGACGGCCTGAGTTAATTGCCCAGCTTCCAGGAGCAACAAGCAATGGTTGGCCATCATGATGTGATTGTTCGGATCGATGATCAGCGCGCGTTCGATGGCAAGCAGAGACTCTGCCACTTTTCCACCCTGCGCCAACAGACACGCCAGATTCTGTGTCGCCACGGCATGGCGTGGTTCCAGACTCAGCGCCTGGAGATAGCGGTTGTGCGACAACCCCAGATCACCGGACATCTGCGCCTCAATGGCACCGCGAACCCATTCGTCGGCCATCGACGTGCCGCCGGCCTGGATCAAGACATAGGGTTGCATGTATCCTTATCCTTCCTGCCACGACAACTCGTCAACCAATGCCTGGCTGCATCGCGCCGCTTCCAGGTCTCCATCCTCGCGAAACAACTGCGCCTGCCGCTGACACCAACTCATCACGGCCGCGCTGAACTTCGGCCAATCGACCGGACAGTATTCCTCCACGACCTTGCCCATGCGCAGGTAGTCCCTCATGTTCTCGGCAGTCCTGGCAAGCCTTCCGGTATGGTTGCTCGCATGATCTCGGTAGCAGGCCAGCGGCCGGCGCACCCAGACAGCGCCGCCCATGTAGCGCATGCGCAACCAGCATTCCCAATCGGAGCAGTGAATCAACCGCTCATCCCACAGGCCATGCTTCTCATAGGCTGCGTGCCTGACCACGACGCTCGGCACGTAGAGCGGGTTGCGAAAGTGGATGTCCTGGATCTTGTGCGTCTCCGTCCAGTCATGGGTAGCCAATCCTATCGGAACGCCGTCCTCGCGAACCAGGATGGTTTCACACGCTGACAGTGCCACGTTGGGATTGCGCTCCATCGTGGCACGCATGAGATCGTAGAAGCCGGGCAGGACAAAATCGTCTGGGTGGACGACAGCGATTAAATCTTTTGTCGCGGCACGGATGGCCATATTGTGTGATTTAACGCCACCCTGTTCGCTATCGTTGCGCAGGTAGCTGGCATGATACTTTTCGGCCAGTGCCTGGATCTCCGAACCGTTGTTCGAGCAGTCATCGACAACGATAATCTCGTCGCGGAGAAAATCCAGCTGAAGCATACTGTAATGGAGCGCATGCTCCAGCCAGTCGGCGCGCGGATTATGGCAGGGGATCAGGACGGAGAACGTCATGCGCGCGACCTCTTCTTTTTCTGGTTCGGCGCTGGCGCGTTGGCCAGAAAGAGCACCTTGAAGGGCCGCTTCACACCCGCACTACCAGCCTCAGCCGCCTCCAGCGCAATCCGGATGGCTTTTGCCGGCTCGATGCCCGTCATCTTGTGGATGGCGAACAGGGCACCGACAGCAATATCCTCGCCACAGCCAACCGATGAATAGGCGCGGCACTCCTCGCCAACCTGAAAATCACCGTAAATAGTGAAAAGTCTACCCATGTAGGCGACCATGAAGCAGCCACCCTCCTCCCGCTCATTGTCCTTGGCCATGTAACCAGTGTTTCGGAAACGGTTGCGCACTGCATCGATAAACTCTGTCACCATGTATTCGTAAACATCCAACCCCTGATGATGCTTCGGAGGCGAGAAACCGTAGCGCAGCACCTGACCCATGCGAAATGAGTTGGTAAAACCAAACAGGAAGCCGCTGTTGAGGAACACCTTCTCATCGGCGCGCACCGACAGATGATAACCGGCCACGCCAGCACTGTCACCGCCCATCCACACACCCTGTTTGGTTACAAGGCCGACAATACAGGTCATGATAAGATTGCTCCGCGCCGCACCGTCATTTCTCCAGCGTATCTCTCACCGTCGCCTCAACGGCCAACTTGAGTAACCCCGGATAATCACTGGACGTGAACAGGTTCCACGGTGCCATCTGGGCCACACAGAACTCCCAGCCCTTGGCCTTGTCCCATCGCGCCAGGTAGGCGACATTGAGCATGTTATGATCGGGGTCCAGGAACGGCTCGCCGAAGTCCTTGCGATAGTTGAATTCCAGCGTGGGTTCTTCCGTGGTTCCCGACACCACGACCCTGACCTGATCCTTGTGCTCGGGTCTGTTAAGGTAGACGAGCATCGTTTGATCGCCCACTTGCTGTCGGCCGTAGGCGCGGATGCGCAGCCAGGCCGCGTATTCCCACTGGCCTTGACGATCCATGTGCTCAGCGAACAGGAGATACTTCAGGGTTTCGCGGTGAGGGAGCATTGGTGATCTCGTCAGACCAGTTTGACCGACCTTACCATCTCATCGGCGGCGATTTCTGCCGTCTTGCCAGTTCCGATGTTAACACAGAGAAACGTATTATTGTCAGGCGGTTTTTTGTAAACCATGTCCGTCCTGATCCACCTGTCAAGTGAACCGGCTCTCTCGAACCACGAACCGCTTCCTAGTTGCTCCATCTTGACATTGTAAGAGCGGCGATGAAGGAGAAGACGCTCAGCAACTTCATCAAAATCAGGAAGATCGGCCAGTTTCTCAAGGATGATCCCCGTGTCAACATACGCCATCGTAACCTCAATTCTCTGTCACCCTTTCACAAACCACAACTGCCCGGGACCTTCCCGCACAGTCATCTTCCCGGCGAAGCACTTATCGAGTACGGCCGAAACAATCGGATCGGAGCGATTCGTGCCGCACAACAACCCTTCCGGTTTCATCTTGGAAAGCCAGGATTCGATTTCCTTGAGGAGTCCAAGTGGATCACCAACGCTGTCGAGAAGCGCCATGTCGAAAGAAACCGTTTCCAGTTGCTTTGCATACACGGACGATTCGATTTCCATGAAGGTTGTCGCAATGCGAGGCCGTAAGCGGGTGAGAGCCTTGAGAACACGGTCGCGCTCCACCGGCCAGTCAAGATCCGCCATTTGAAACGGAACAGAATCATTGACGGCCGTGTCGCAAACCATGACGTAGCAATGCGTCGGTATCGCGAGCGTGATCGCGGACGCGGGGCGATAAGGCCAGCGGCCGACGACAAGACAGCTTCCACCCCGGCCTATTTCACCGGCGCGATCCGCCAACCACGCCAATTCAATTGCGTGAAAGCAACCGGGAACACTTGCGGACCAGTTGACCGCTTCATCGGTCTTGAACGGCCGGGGCTGATCGATAAAATCAGGCCGCTTCCATGCCGTTACGCGACCGAGCAAAACATCCGTCAGTGATCGCTTCCCTTCAGAAAACAGCGCATCATTGCGGAACAGTTGAATCAGCTTGTCTTCAGTCTTCGCTGACGTTTCAGTAATCAGTGATGGTGCCGCTGGCTGATCCATAACAACCTCAGATCCTCGCTCGCCATTCGTCTCAGCGCGCCTGGAAAACCAGATACTGTTATATACCGCCCTGCTCCACGGCCAACCCGCTGGCACAAGTACCTCATCAAGCGCTCGGGCAACCTCTGGCTCCTGCGCATCGTGCCCGCAGATCATACCGTTTTTCTTGAGCTTTGGGAGCCAGGCCGCCACGTCTTCCTTGACACTCTCAAAGTCGTGTTTGCCATCGATAAACACAACGTCCAGGCCGCCATCCTCTGTGTGCGCCGCTTCCTCTACGGACGATGAGCGAATAAATCCTGCCTGGAGCCAGGGACGTATTTCCTTGATGGCGCACTGCGTCTTGAGCCACTCATGGAGTGCAACTTCGGGATCGAGCATGCCGCGCCCGGCGTTGCCACGGTCCTCAACCATAGAGAGCCAATTATCGACACCGGCCACCGCTGCGCCGGCCGTGGCGGCCAGTGCGACAGCTGCAAAGCTGCGCCCGCTCCAGATCCCGACATCGAGCCAACTGCCACCGTTGGGGAGTTTGGCCGCCTGTTCGGCGAGCCAGAGGAGTTCTGCTGGATGCATCCAGCCGGGAACACTTGCGGCCCATCGCACGGCCTCCAGTGGAGTCAATGGCTCGATCTGTGGCTTGTGTGAGGGTCTGTCGTAGACGGCGCGCAGTGAGAAAGCGTAATCACCACGCTTGAGATCAGACTCATCCAGGAAGCGCGCGATGCGGAACGGATCGGGAGGCAGGTCGGGCTTTGGTTTGCTGGTCAGGGGGGCGACGTGGCTCACGGATGGCGAGTCGAGTTGGTCTTTGATCGCGGGTCCGGAGATGGCGTCTGGTTCGGGAGGGCCGTCGCCTTTGTCGCTCTGCCATTGACCCCAAGGTGAATCGTTGTAGAAGTGCGCAGGCCCTTCGTGTCCAAGCCGTACACACCGACTGGCAAACACGCGAACATCCCTGCGCTCGGCGAGCCAAGCCGACCAGTTCCAGTCCTCACTTAATACGCTGGCATGTGCCATACCATTTTTGTCGCGCCATAATCCGTCACGAATGGTGAATCCACGAAATTCATCTACCCACGGATGATCCAGCCGTGCGATCCACAATCCGGTATTGATCATCAGCATATCTTTTGGATGACCGCAACCGGCCGCATCAAAGGTGACGGGCAGGCGCATGATTTCCGTCATGGTGAAGCGCGTGGTGTCGAGGCTGCCGAATGGTCGCCAGCCTGTTGATACAAGACCTCTTGGATCTTTTAACGCTGCGATAATGCTCAGAACGTCAGCGTTAACTCGCTGCATCTCATCGAGCATTGTGTCTACATACCACGGGTCCGGAACCATGTCGCTGTGAAGCATCATGAAGTAATTGATGCCTAATGTTTTCCTGGCATTCAGTGCCTCGGCAAAAATTCGGTTGAAGTTGTAGCATAGCAGTGATGCCGGTTCGTCACAGACATGCGGGATGATGCGCTGGCTGGCGGTCAACACCGCCATCAAGACGCCGCGCTTGAGGTCGCCGTAGTGCGGGATGCCGAGAAAGACTTTTGGCGCTGTTGTGGCGACAGACTGCAAGTCTCTCGTTTGTTCCAAGACCGGCTCGGTGAGTATGTCGGCAGACATGAACGATCTCTGCTGGGATGGACGACCGAAGTATTCAACCACCGACCACGATGGAACACAAGAGAAGGGCGAGTGCAAAGGCGATGCCAACAGCGAAACGTGCCGGATAATCGGAAAAATTCACCCAAATTTACTCGCAACTGACGTGGACAGAATGTCGGTAGTAGGGTAGAATAAGCGAGCCGGGCTGACGGTGGAACGTCAGCCCGGCTCTGAACACCGAGCACCCTAATCACAGGAGGGCACGTCAATGTCTAGGGACCATCATATCAAGAATCCGATCCCGAAATTCCCTGACAACATCGACAGGGAGGCGTTTGGGAATTATCTCAGCGGCCTGACAGATGGCGAAGGACACTTTGGCCTTCACATGAGCAGAGTTAGCCCTTACACCGGGAATATTTTCCCGACGGCTCGCTTTGCGATGACCCTTCGAGCTGATGATGGCGAAATCTTTTCGCTAATTCGATCTTTTTGGCAGTGTGGCGACATTAGCCGCTCTGACCCGGTGTCGAAGCGAATGATCAATGGCAAGCCGCAGTTGCACTATCAGGTCCAAAGGGTCGGTGAGCTTGCCAAAATTATCATCCCTCATTTTGACCGTTTCCAGCTGCATGCCAAAAAGGCCAGGGACTTTCTTATTTGGAAAGAAGCTGTCTTGCTTTCTCATGCCGTTTCCGAGAGGCCGGTTATGATGCGCCCTGGCTTTGGGCATGGCCGTCTTGCGAAATGGACAGCAAACGAGAAGGAGTTTTATTCAAGGCTTGCGACCGCACTCAAGAACCAGCGGAAATATCAAGAGCCGCTTGCTGACCTTCCTGATTTTGACGAAGAAAAGCGTATTTTATCCATGCCAAATGATCTTGAATCTGCTGTGGCGGTATGCGATTGGCAGTCCTTGACATTGCCGATTCTCTTGCCGCTCTATCGTCGATTGGGTTCCTGGAGACAGGTAGCATTTGAACTCAACGTCTCAAATGCCACCCTTTGCACCCATCTGCGCATGTTGATTGGCTGCTCGTGGACCGAGTTGGCTGAGTTGATGAAGGTCGCTAATAAAAGTGACGGACCGGTAGCATGATGCCATCGGTCCGGTTGGAGGCTGGCGGAAATTACTACAAAACAGATCGATAGTGTCCCATCAAGGTGAGGCTCGCGTTCGTGTTGCCTGTTCCCAGCGCCGGCAGTGTTCCCACGATGGCGGTATTCTTGGCTGACGCCTGGATTTCATTCTGGAAGGTTACGGTGATCTGTCCCTGACTGGCGACAATTGGAGCCGTGATTCCAGTCGCCACCGGGATCTCGAAATGCAGTGTCGCGCTGCCGGCCGTGCCGGTAATCGTCATGTCTACCAATCCACCGGCCGTCGCCCCGCCGCCAGCAATCGTGAAGCCTGTCAGTACCGCATACTGATCGACCACGGCCGGGATGGTTGCGACAGCGTTGTTGTTCGAGAGGTTGCCTGAACTCCACGCCTGATCGGCAAAAGTTGCAATGTATGCATGAGTCGCCATTTCAGTTCTCCTATGCCGGCTCCCGGAACGACAGACAAAAAGGATTTTCTCTGATCAATTCTGGCCACGGTAGTGACCCAACGCCACGACAGCGGAGTTCGTCGAACCGGTTCCCAGGGTGGGCAACGTGACCGTGATTGCAGTGTTGACCGCACTGCCGACGAGTTCGTTGGGCGGCGTCCAGATGATCATGCCGTTGGAGGAAACCATCGGTGCTGTGACGCCGGAAGCGACCGGGATCGGCAGAGTTATCGTGCCGGCCTTGAGGCCAGCGATCGTCATGTTTACCAGGCTCGCAGCGCTGGCCCCGCCACCAGTGATGATGACGCTCGTCAACACGCCGTATTGATCGACGACGGCCGGGATGGTTGCGACAGCCGAGGCATTCGACAGGTTGCCGGAACTCCACGCCTGATCGGCAAAGGGTGCCACTTCTTGAATGGTCGCCATGATGTTCTCTCCTCACAGGTTGCTCAGATGCCAATTCAGATCGTGCTACTCAGACCGGACGACCGGCCACCTGCATTCGCGGTTTTTCTTCTTCGACGCTGACCTGCCGTGGCATATTGATCACGTCGGTCTTCCATTCTCCCCAGACGCGATCATTAGGATAGCCATAAGATCCGAAATGTTCTGTTTTAACTTTTCTGGTCGCAACAACTCTGCGCTTCTTGGCTGCCAGCCATGCCGAGAAGTTCCAGTCCTCCGTCAGCACCGATGCCGTATAGGTGCCGTCATCGGAGCGTGTGATCCGGTCGAGAGTGCAAAAACCGGGGAAATCTTCCATCCACTCGCCGAGCCTCATCACCCACAACCCGGTGTTGATGGCGAGATAGTTCCAGCGTGGCTCCTGGTCAAAGATCCTGACATCATCGAGGTCAAATGTCTCGGGAAGTTTCATGATCTCTGTCATGGTCAGACGGCGCACGCCTTGACGATGTGGGCCGCTAACGCCGGTCGTAGTCGCGCCGCGCGCGTCTTTTATGCAACAAACCGCTGAGCACACAAACGCCTCTTCGCGCTCCATTTCCTCCAGCATGATGTCGAGCCAACCAGGCTGCGTACCAATGTCGGCATGGATCATCGCCATCGCCGTCCAGTTCTTCTGCTCCCTGGTGTTCATGCATTCGCAGAAAGCGGAATTGAAGTTGTTGCACAGCGCCGACGACTGTTTGGGATGCGTCTCCACCACAACCCCATAGTCCCGCCTCTGCGTGGCATGCAGCCACCCGGTCAGGCAACTCGGGTCGATGTTGCCGTAGAACGGCGCTGCCAGAAAGACGCGATGAATACCGTCACTCGCCATTGATCCGTCTCACACTGTAGAAAGCCGACAACGAAAGAAAACGCTGGGCGATGAGAGAGAGTGAGGCAAGCCACTCACGATCCCAGCACGACCGTCTGACCCACGACCGCCGTGCTCTCGTACTGCGAGGCCGGACTCTGCATGGTCTGGCCGAGCAGGCCAATGGCCCCGTAGATCACCGCCGTGGTGCCGACCGTGGTGTTGAGCCGGACATAGCGCGCCAGGTTGCCGGAGATGACCGGCATGTTGTCGGCCTGGATTTCGAGCTTGGCCTGGATGTTGCTGGCCGTGATCTGCGTCAGGTTCGTGTTGGCGATGTTGCTCGCACCAGCGAAGTTCGAGTTGACGCTGGCCTGGAGCCGGCCGTCAAGCGTGCCGGTGGCCGTAACGGCACCAACAGAGATCAAATAAAGAGCCCTTTTCCCTTTCGACAGGTCAATGCCTGGCGACGTGTTGAAGCTGCCAGCGGCAGCATTCGTTGGGAGCGTCTGATCGATGAGCGCCAGTTGCTCGCTCATCCGTTCGCTGTAACCGTAGGCCATGATTCACTCTCCTGTAGACGGATTGACGAGTAACTGTTAAACGAGCACTACTGAGCTTCCGACCGTATTGGTTCCCACGCCATCCGGTATCGTGATGGCGTTGTTCAAAAGCGGCTGGCCGTCAATCCTTTGAACGAATCTCCAGACGTTCTGCCATTTGAGCCCCGCCGTCGGTTCATCGAACGTGAGATCGATCTCGATGTCGTCGCGCTTGCCGATGACATACAGCGTCGGATCAAGCAGGATCACGTCGCCCTTGGTTCCCAGCGCTGGTTGCTTCATGGTCGGGACTATGTCAGCGCCCTGAAGCACCAGCGGCCCGTTGGGGAACCAGCCCGTAATGTTGGTGAGCTGAGGAAGAACCGTTCGGCTCATCAACCAATAAGGCTGAGAGAGGTTATAAACGCTCCCGACCATTGTTTGCGAATCTTGCGCCGTGAAGTGAGCCCCCGTCGTCTGCCGGGTCACCAACACGCTCGCGCCGGCGTTGATGATTCCCAGCGGCTGCCCGACGCCGTTGCCCTGGAGGAAATACCAGTCATCGTACCATGCGATGCTCCGGGCAAACAGGATTCTGAGCCACTTCTCCAACCCGCTGCCGCCGTCCTGGAGCATCTGGTTAGAGCACAACGCATACGCCGCCAGCGTCCAGGCGTTGAGTTCCAGTTTGCGGAACTTGGGTTCACTCTCGGATAGTGCCGTGTTCTCCGTGGCAAACTTCACCTGAAGGCCGCCCCAGAACGGCGCCACACCGTTGGCGCTCGGTACGGTTGTCGCATCGCTGACGGGAAGTTGTTTGTTGAGCGAGCGCATCTCCTCAACGTGTGCGAGCGGCCAGAAGAAGGACTCATCGCTGATGTCCTGCATGAGTTCTTGCGAGAAGTCTTCGGGAACCAGATAGCCGCCAAGGGTGCCCTGAGTTTCACTCATCGCGCTCTTGCGCTGATACGTGCTGTGAAGCCGCTTGCTCGCATCGGAGGATTTTTCTTTCTTGGCCAGATAGACATTGGCCATGAAATCCGCAAAGCAATAGCCAGGATCAACCTCTTCTCCAAGAATCTCCTTGTGAAACTTCCGGGCGTTGCTCCGGCCGTTGAGCCAGCGAAAGATGCCACGGGTCAGCGCATCGGAGCCGCGTCGGATTTCCTTTGGGGAAACCAATGGGCCTTCAGCAGTGGGTGACTCCAGCGCTGCGATCATGGATCTGCTTACTCGCTTTGCTTCTCTCGTGCCAATTGAATTTCCAGTGCCTCTTGAGTCGTCACGGGCTTGCTCTTGAAGGTCTTCTGCACCTGATACACGGGTTGAAGATCCTTGTGAGGCTGCCTGCCAGCATCGCGCAACAGCGGCACCACGTTTCCTTCCCGGTCGCGATATGTAACGGGTATTTTCTCCTCGCTGTTTCGCGATGGTGCCTGTGGATCGAGCCAACGACATTCCGGCCACACCGGGTTTCCTTGTGGCTTCCAATCACGAGCGAGAAGAAACTCACCCGAGGTTGCGAAGTCGTAGACGCTGGAATCTTCGCCAGGCGCAACGGCTATCCCAGAATTCTCCGCGACGGTTGCCGTTCGCTTGCGTGCCACGTTAACTCCCGCTCCCTTCGGTCGCTTCGCTCACCGTGAGGCGTGGGGCGTGTGGCGAAAATGCCCAGGCCCCTCTTCTCGCCTCACGAACCACGCCTCACGCCCCACGACTTTCAGGCTGCCGCCCCGGCCTTCTTGGCTTGCTTGGCCTGTTTGGCGCGCTCCGCCTTGTGCGCCACGCGCTCCAGATGGAGACAGACCTTGATGGCCTCGCTGAGCGGCATCGGCTCGCCGGCCGGCGTACAGACACTGCGGAACTTCGGCGTGTCGGAGCCGCCCAGATGCTTGGGAATCCCGTTGTGCATCACCAATTGCCGGACTTCCCATTCCTTCTCGCCAGGCCGGCCACCTTCCTTGTTCTTCTCGACCGTGATCATGATGGGTTCTTGTGTCCACTGATCCTCGGTCGGCTTCGTCGGATCTTCCCAGAGCGTGCTGGGATGGTTCTCGAATCCCAACGGTCGCCAACCGTTGAACTTCAAAAACCCAACCGGGTCCGTGTAGGGATCGGGCCGGCTGGTCGGAACCGGCTTGTTGTTCATCGTACTCTGCACCGGGGTCGTGCTCGGATCAGCGGCCATCTTGCACTCCAAAAAGGATAGTCATTAGTCACTGGTCATTGGTCATTGGTCACTGGTCATTAGTTTGGCAGGACACTCGCATGGTCGTGGCCTATTTGTCGGCAGGGCGACAACTAATGACGAATGACCAGGGACCAAGGACTATTTGAGAGCCACGAACGGCGACACCTGATAGGTGCCGTCAGCGAGCGTGATCGGGTTGTTGAGCCACGGCTGGCCGTCGAGGCGCAGAGCGACTCGCCAGACCATCTGGTAGTTGAGGAACCGGACTGACGGGTTGAGTTCCATCTCGTATTCCTGGCGTTCGCCGACAACGTAGAGGGCGCGGTTGACGAGCAGCAGATCGCCCTGAGTGCCGAGCGCCGGCAGTTTTTCCGTCAGGTACAAATCCTTGCCGTACAGCTTACCGAAGGTATTGTTCTTGGTATCGAGAGCCTTCGTCACACCGGCGTCGCGCGGGATAAACACTGGATTTCCAGCGTTGTCCACCATGCCGGCAATCTGCGGGACGATGCTCTGGTGGCCGATCCACACGCATGGATCAGACATCATGCCAGCCCACATTTTGCTGAACATGTTGTTCACATCGGCCCACTTGATCGCGCCCGGAACGGTGCGCGTCACGGCGATCGTGGCCGGGCAGTTTACGATGCCCAAAGGCTGGCCCACTCCATTTCCCTGGAGGAAGGCGTAATCCTTGGCCCACACGGCCGCGAGGCGGAACAACTCGGTCAAGAGACCTTCAAGGCCGACCGCGTTGTCGCGGAGGAGTTGAATCGAGGCGATGGCATAAAGGCCCAGGAAGTGCGCCGTCAGTTCCGTGCTGCGGAACTGCGGTTCCGATTCGTTGATCGTTCCTTCCGGAGACCAGCTGGCCTTGATGCCACCGAGGATGTTGGACTGACCGGGCGCGTTGTTGGTCGTCATGTCCAAGGATGGGATCGTCAACGTCAGCGAGTCCAGCGGCAAGACCTCTGCGCCTGGTTCGATGATGGCATCCTCACCCTGGATTCTCTGGAGGATGTCCAGGAACATGGGCGGCACCGTGTAGCCGCCCGCGACGCCCTGACCTTCGTTGAGTAGCGCCTTCTTGAAGTAGTTGTTGTCGATCTGCTGAATGCCGACGCCATACTGCTTGAGCCGGCTCAGGGCATTCAGGTCGGCCTGGCCTTTGTGGACCGACAGCGACCACTTGTAGAAGTCGTTGAAGTATTCGCCGAGCGTGGCCTCGAAGCCGTTATCCGGGTTGGTGCATTTGCCGAAACCCGTGCCCTTGCGACGGCGCTTGGAGACGGGATGGAAACTGCCGTCCGGCATGTAGAGGCCCGGGATCGCGCCACCGCCCGTATGGCCCAGCATCATCTTCTGGACGTTGACGCCCGGGTTGGTCTTTTCGAGTTGCTTCGTCAGCGTATCGACCGCGCCAAGCATCATCTGCTGGCCGTCGGCCCATAGCTTCTTCGTTTGCTGAAGATCGCTGGCAACCTCTTCGATTGTGGTCGGCATTGGAAATCTCCTGTATGCTCGGCAAAGGTTGCCGGATCGCGAAGGTAATTGTTGAGACGGTCTTGGACAAAGAGCAAATTTGCGGTGAGGATTCTGTCAAGAAAACTTCTTTTTGGCATCCTGGCGCTGGTTTTTTGGCAGCATTCTGCGATCCTGATAACCCTGTTGAGCGGCCTCACGCGGTGGCGTTTCGCCGACTTCAAGAACAAGAAAAGCCGACTGATCCTGCGCATCGACGCCAAGGATCTTGCTCATCAGCTTGTTGAAGCACTCGCCGGATTTGTCCGAGAGTGTATCTGGTTGGACGGCCCAGAGGCCCTTGGGCGTCTTGAGCCAGCCAACGTACTTCACGTCTTTCTTCTTGGGTCGCAGATCGAACATGAATCTCTCTCGTTGCCATCTTCCATTCTGCCTTTTAGCCCTTATAGCCGTCCGGCATCCGCCCCGTGGCGCTGATCAGCAGGTTGTCGAGCCGGGTTTTCAGTTCCTGCGCGCCGGTTTCCTGCATGGTGCGAAATTCTTTCGTTTCGGCCTGAAGACTCTTGAGGCTCTTCTCGTCAAGCTCGCGCTGTGCCTCTTTGCCTTCCTTGTCGGCATCCTTCTTTGGCTCGTCGGTCTTCTCCTCTGGCTTCTTTTCCGGCTCAGTCTTCTTGCCAGCCGTCGGAACCTCGGGTCCTTCCTCATGGGCGCCACCGCTGTCGATCTCCTCCAGCGAACTGGTCATGTCCTTGTGATGCATCGCGCAGGCAGACTTATGCAGGCGCGTGAACTCGTCGCCGGGGTCCATTGCGGCCATGTCGCCCATGTGGTCCGTGGCGGCCTTGAAGACTCCCAGGTGTCGCTTGGCCAGGCGCTTGGTTTGCCGAGGCGGCTTGCTCTTGTTGTTGGGCACCTTGCCGTTCTTGGCCGTATCGATGGTCGGTTTGCGGTAAGGAGCCAACTTGTCTTCGGCGATGCCGGATTGGCTGGCATTGCCGGATTCGCTCTCGGTTTCACCACCGAAGTCGATCTCTGGATACCTGGACTTGTACATCTCCTTGGCTTCGTTCATGACATCTTCCCAGAAGGTGCGCTGCATCTCGTCGTCGCAGAGCCCCAGGAAGGTTTCAATGTCTTCGAGCATGCGCTGACCGAACTCGGCACCGTGAGGAAGCTCCGGTTGATCGGTGAGTTGCTTGTCGATGTCCTGGGCTTCTTCCGCACCGCCAACCGATTCGGGGCCGGCATCGGCGTCCTTCTTCTTGGCGGCGCACAGGCTCTTGCCTTCTCCGCACATCGAGTATGCGATAGCCTGACTTTGGGTTTCCGGATAGCCTTCGTCGATGAGTTTCGGGATCTTCTTGCTCACGCATTCCTGAAGCGCCGGGTCCTTGGAAGCCTTCAGGTGCATGACCTTGAGGTATTCCTTGAGCATTCTGGCCGGCATGCGGGCAAACACCCTCGCCGTGGCTTGCTTTTCGATGACCAGTTGCTTCTCAATCGCCGCTTCGTTCGGCTTGCCGGCCTCCGCGCCGTCTGGTTTCATGGGAGTCTCCGTGGGTTCCGGCGTGGTTTGTGGTTTATCGGCTGGCTCTTTCGGACCCGTCACGGTGGCGGGTGCATGCTGGAGCATTTGCTCTTTTTCATCGATCGGGTGTGCTTCCCACCAGCCCTGTTCCTTGACGGGGCCGGACTTGGGTTGCTGGATGACTTTCTTCACGCCGTTGAGAGAGTCCAGGTCTTTCTTGACAGCACTCAGGTGTTCCGGCTTTGCGTTGATGCCGTGGACGTGGTGAACACTGCCACTCTCGGGGTGATAGTGGAAGTGGTGCAGGCCGTCTGAGGAGTTGGGTTCATGCAACTTGGCGCATTCCCGGATGCCTTCCATGACATGACGGTGATAGGCTTTTTCTCCTTCCGGGATACCGTAGCCGCCCATCGCGCCGCCGCCTTCCATCATCGCTTTCGTGGTCATCTTCACTGCCCTCACAGGCTTTTTCGGCGCGGCTTTCACGATAGCCGGCGGCTGTTGTTTGGTGAATATGGCCGGAGTTGCTTGCGAATTGCAAACTACCAGACCAGGGATCAGGGATTTGCGCCGGCGCAGACTACCAAAGGAACTGTAGTTGCTCCCCTCCAACTGGATTTGATCGATCAGTTCGCGTTGAGCCTTGACCTTTTCGATAGCTTCCTGAAGGGCCTTGTCAGGCGTCAGACCATCGTGCTCTGAGAGCGTCTTGGCGAACGCGGCCAACTCATAGACATGTGCCCCCGAGTAACCGTCTGAGGAAGTGACTGCGTTGTCGCGATCCGACTGAGAGACGGCCGGCAACCACTTGGCCAGCATGGCGCGGCGAACATCGGGAGTCGGCAAATCGAAATGCAGAACGTCGTGGAACCTGCCCGGCCGGTCGATCAACGCTTCGGGCAAGCGTTCCGGGAAGTTGGTAGTCAGGATGGTCAGCACGCCGCTTGAGCGCGAGATGCCGTCCATCTCCGTCTTGATCAGATCCACGGTCGTGTCGGAGAGCCAGTTGTCCACGTCTTCGATGAAGAGCACGGAAGGGGCAAGTTCCTTGGCCATCTCGAAGCCAAGGCTGGTGCCACCGAAGGAACCTGAGTGATGGTAGTCCCTCGAACTGACCCAGATGAATGTCGCCTTGGCGTGGTTGCGGATGATCCGCCCTGAGAGCGTCTTGCCATTTCCCGGACTTCCAGTGAGGATGCAACCCCGGTTAGCAAAGGCAACGCCTTTTTCGTTGATCAATTCCACATAGCGCTGAAGCGTCTGGCGGTTCAGATCCGGCAGAAAAACGTCGTCCCAGGTTTCCTTGGTGCGATCGAGGAACTCACCCGAGAGAGCAAAAGCCTCTCCCTTGAGGAAATTGTGCGTCCGCGCCCAATCCCAGGCTTTTTCAAGGATCGTATCGCCGATGGAGTGGTTGACATTGCTGGTTAAGATGGTCAGTTCAAGACCACCAAACGTCGGTTCAAAACTGGCGACGAACCGAACCGTGCCACGGCCTGGTTCGTTGCCTTTGTAGAACGCGGCACCGTCGATCAGAAAGTCATCGCGCTTCGTCGAGTTCAACTCGATGGTCGCAAATTGCGGCGGTGATTCCTTGCCGTCGCGGTGGATGTTCCGCGTATCGTCCAGGTGATACTGCGCCAGGATGCCCTTCAACCCGGTCAGGAAAGATCCCATGCGCGGTGCGGGAATGAAGGTCGGATTGCGCCAAAGGTTCTTGATCTCACAACCGACGTAACGGCAGATCCAGTCATAGGATACGCTGGACGGACGAGAAGGGACGTTCTCGATCGGGAACGGGCTGGGTTCATCGTAGGAGGCTTCAGCGGTTGGGCCGTTGAAGGCTTCCGGGAAGGACTTGTTCCATCTTGTGGGACCATGATCGCTGGAGGGGGCGCGGAGGATCTTGGCTTCGCTCATGAAACCTCCGATGACCTGTTGGGGACGGGGTTCGGCAAGAGGGGCGAGAGCCTTCACGATCATCGGGCTCAATCGCTCGTCGCCGACGCGACCTTTTTCAAGCGTTTTTCTGATCAGCGAAGAGGCACGCTTGGCGGCATCGCGGTACTGAGGCGGCAGATAGCCGGGTTTCATGTCGTCGGCAGTTTCGCTGCCGATGATGTTTTGCCGGCCGGTTGATGGAGATATTTTCGACCTGTCAAGTCCTGCATGCGCGTTGCACGGAATGCCGACGATCGACCATTCCAACAGTTTCCATTTCGTGAATCGTTGTCCGGCATAGGGATGCCCATGCAAGGCCGGCAAAGGTATCGGTTCGTCGATAAAATCGAATCCGATACTGCATCCCGGCAGCATTCCTTCGGCCACAAGTGCAAATATCTGACGGGCTTCCGGCAACGACTGAGTGAAATAACACCGCGCCGTGATGCGGTCTTCATGGAGCTTTACGGTCAGTTCGCCTTCCGGCGTTGCCGATCTGCCTATCGGAAGTGGGATATCTTGATGAAGACCAAAAACGACCGGGTTTGACTTATATTCATCCAGTACGCAACCCATCGGTTCGACAACATCGCCAACGCGATCTCTTGCATTGCTGCTGATCACAAAATCGGCGTAAAACTCTTCCTGGTTGACCGGCAGATTGTCGGTGCGAAGAGTCGTCAGTTGAAGCGCCAGGCTGGACTGGTGAGGCTGAACATAGCCAAAAACAGGCTGACGTTGCCTGTCGGCCAGGTCTTTTTTGAATTGCGGCGAGTAGTGTGCTGGTGAAGACATGCCCGCAAGAATGCCTTGCGGGACGGGGAAGGGTCAAATTGCTCTTCTTAGAGCTTGCTGATCGCAACCTGAAGTTGCGCCGATTGGCGCTCGGCAAACACCTGGAGTTGCCGGTAGTCGTCCGGCGTATCATCAAGTTCCTTGAGCGGTGCCAGGTAATCGCTCATCGACGCCTTGTCGGCTTCGGCTCTGGCGCGCTTGAGCCAATCGGCAAGCCACAGCTTCATCCTCCGGCCAAGCTCCGCGTGGATATTCTCCATGCTGCCGTCGTTTCGGTAGTTCATCGGCAGGCTAGCGAGATATTTCTGGACCGTCGAATCGAGTTCTCGGGAGAGTGTGGTCAAGGCGAGATGGGATAACTGTTGCTGACTCATTGTCGGCTCCGGCTGGTGGTCGCGAATGGCGGGATGATCGTAACCGGTCAGTCCATCACATGGCAATCCACGTCCGATTCTTCCACGACCGGCCCCAACCGTGCCACGGCCGACAGTCCGAGCAATCGCGCCGTCCAGGAATCTCTTTCGACGATGGCCGCAAACCGCGATCCGACCGGAAGGCCGAGCAGCGCCGGTGGCAGGAGATCAACCCTGACGCGCTCGACTCTTCCAGATTCCCAGCGAATGCGCGTCAGGAAACCTTTGGAGAGACGAGTGCCGATCTGACGTTGAATATATGTGTTCATGGTTGTGATAATCCGTAACTTCCCAGGAAACGCCGCTCGAAATCAGTCATGCTGGCCATGAGCGAGGAGTAACTCTCTCCAGGCCAGAGACGCTCTTTGGGCGTCCCCAGGCTGAGGCAGACGATCTTCTCCAGGTTCGGTGCCAACTCTCGTGAGAGCGCCAACAGATCAAGCATGTCCTGCATGGAGGCTGGATCGACGGTCAATGCCTGAAACTCCGCGCCGCGCATGTCGGCCGGATCAGGATAGTTGGTCAGGCGTTTGCCGTCAGCGGAGCGGATGCAGTTGCGACACATTGATCAGCCCTCAGTCTTCGGCATCTCCAACCCGGCATCGGCATACATGGCGCGAACGAATATCCAAATATCACTATGTCCGGTGTTCGTGGTGCGGGAATAAAAACTGAGGCGGCGATTCAGTTCTTTGAGAAAGTCCACGGAAGGCGGCTCCATGGCGCGGAGAAGCGCCAATTCCGATTGGTATTCCTCGACCTTGGCTTTTTCGATTGCCAACGCCTTTTCATAGTTTTCGATCTTGTCGGCAAGAGAACCATAGACGTGTTCACTCATCGCGTTCGCTCCCTTCAATCGGTTCAAGTTCCTCTTCGCTAATCGGTTAAGACACTACCCACAGTTACGGCACATGGGAGCTTCCTCATTCATCGTAACAAGGAGCGCAATAGCATGGCTCTGTATTGCCGCAAAGTTTGCAATAGCCATCCATGATGCGCTCATGGACATCACGCAACTCTTCACGGGTCATTTCCGCCATGAACGAACGAATCGCGGTGACGAGCAGATCGACAGCTGAAACCGGGTTGATAGGAACCTCGCGAACCAGAGTATCACCACCATCCGCGAAGTGTGCCGATCGGCCGTTCGCAAGCCAACAACAACCGGAGTGGACTTTGATAGCCAGGTTGCAGTTTCGCGCCAGGAAAACCGCGCCATCGCGAAGGTGGCGCAGTTTGACCCAGAGAAAATCATCATCGTTGTCTTCCATCGCTATTACTCCGTCTTTGGCATCTCCAGGCCGGCATCTGCATAGAGTGCCTTGATAAATGTCGGGACGCCACTTACATCGGCCAGTGCCAGCGTATAGGCATGGTAACGTCGGCGAAGTTCATCAAGGAACTCTGGTGACGGTGGCAACATGGCGAGAAGCGACTCAATTTTTGCCTGTGACTCATCAACATTGGCGCGATGATTTGCCAGAGATTTTTCCAGAATATCCATCTGGTACGCGGCCGATCCATAGACGTGTTCGTTGAACATCAATATGGCTCCATCTGATCAGCCTTCAACTCTACACCGGACTCCCGATGTAGCTCGAAGACAAAATCCATCACGGATTCGTAGATTGAATTGTAGCCGCGCCGGCGCGATCGCTCCAGCAATTCGGCGAGGAATTCCGGTGACGGTGTTTCGGGGATCGCCTCATCCATGTTTGCTCTCCGTATCACGCAGTCGCTGACGGATCGAATCATAGATAACCCCAGGCGAACAGATTCTCGATTCTTCATCAACCTCCAACTGCCGTATCTTGAGCGCGACCATGTAGGGTGCCAAGGTGAGCAGCTCGAACGAGAACAAGTCGCATGGCTGCTTAAGGAGCAGGTTCAACTGCTCTCTTGAGAAGTAGACCACACCGATTGGCAACTCGCGCTCTGGCTCGCAAGTGCCTTCAAGAGGACAAGGCATCAGTAACTCCTTTGCTTGGCTCAGAGGAACTCGCGAAAGTTGATCTTGTGTTCTGGTTCTTGCGGAGTCGCGGCCGGCACACCGAACGGAGGCAACTCGTAGGCGGCCAACTCGACTGTCTTGGTGACGCCTGGCTCAAACGCAACCTCGATCTTGCCGTAGAGTGCCGTGCCGTCCTCGCTGATCGTCACGTCCTGCTGGCACTGGCTCAGATCAACGCCGGTTGGGTCGATCTGATCGCCGTTGAAATCACGCTGACCATCGAAAACGATGCCACAGACGCCATCAGCGACGAGTCGCTGAGTTTGTTCAAAGGCGCGACGCACCTTTTCCTTATCCGCTGCCTCTTTGGCTTCCTCCGCGATCCGCCACGGCGTCTTGGGATCGGGCTGGCCGGGGACGCTGAAGCCGATGAACTGGCCAATGGCGCGTTCACCAAGGACGCGCAGCGCGGCTGGCATCTCTGGATGAGCATTCATGAAATCCTGGATCTCGCAACTCTGCTCCGCGCCGCAATAGACCGGCTCGATTTCGTGGATATACTCACCTTCGCCGATGATCGGGAACGATGGATGCTGGAGCCTGAAGACAAGATGGCCGCGCAGAAAAAGTTTGTCCTCGAAGACAGACTCTATGACGGTATTGCCTGGCAATTGCAACAGACTGACGAGAAACTCTCTTGCCACACGGCAAACGCCGACACGCCGATCATCTGAGGTATGAACTGCTGCTGACTCACTCATGGCTGTTCTCCTGCTTGTGGTTTCTCTTCCTCCGGCATCGTCGGCTCATCCTGCCCCGGCAGTTTGAAGCCGATAAACTTGCTCGCCGCCTGTGCGGCCAATCGTTTCAGGCTCTCCGGTGCATCAGGATGTCTACCCAGAAAGGCGAGGATCTCCGCCTGATCGTCCTGACCAATATACCAGGGCTCGATAAACGGGATACGCTCACCGAACGCCACGGGTGGAAACGAGGCGTGGCACAACCGCAAAAGGAACGGTCCGTTGAGATCGTGCTGGTCGCTCCACAGGTTGTCCAGTTCCGTGAAGGTCGGAAGTTGGAGCAATTGCAGGAGCATCTGGCGGGAGACGGAGCAGATGCCGATGCGGCGGGAGGCGCTGGGTGATTGTGGAACTATAGGGCCGCTCATGGATGATCCTCAGTCGTTTTCGTCGATGGCACGCTGGATCTCATGTTGATTTCGCGATACGTATTCCCACGCGGCGGCAAGATCAGCGCGTGTCAACTGAGGTAAGCCGTCAAGAATCCTGTCGTTCGTCCAGCCAAGCCGTCGCCAGCATTCCAGGCCAAAAACCGTGATCTCTGTGTCACGAATATGAGCATGGCCTGAGCAAAGGTCGCTGGTCTTGACAATCTCATGTGGCCGATAGGCATCCGCCAGCGCTTGCAAGATTCCTGAATGCCGCTCAAAGGTTGACTTGGCGGCAGCAAGGAACGCGGGATCGTATTCACTCATAGAGACACCATAGTCTGGCGATCGCGCGGTTTCCAGATCATTTCTCCACACCCCGGCCGTGTTCATCCCTGCTCTTGTGGTGACTCTCGGGATGGTGCGGTTTTTTCGGTTCGACGACGCCTTCGACATCGGGCACGTCCTCGACCTCGGTGGGGTTTTCTTCGTCACGCTTGCGCTTGTCGTCGTCTTGTTCGTCCTTGGGCTTGGCGAAACAATGGCCGTGTTCGTCACGCGAGCAATCGGAGAGGTTGTCGCCCCGGCGCTTGGTGATGGGTGCGAAAATGCCCTTGGCTTCGTCGGGTTCGTTGCTGGATTCTTCGCTCTCTTCGCCCTCGTCGGCCATGATCTCAGCAGCGCCGGCGCGGGCGGCTTCTTCATCCACGTAGTTGCCGTCCTCATCGCGCGGCATCTCCAGCAAGAACAGCGCGGCGGCAAGTTCCTGATCGGTCATGGAGTCGCGATCAGGCTTGGCCAGTTCCTTGCCATGCTCGTCGCGCGGGAGATCCTTCTTCTCTTTGGCCTGTTCGGCGCGGATCTTGTCCCAGGCTTTATCCAGGTCCGCTTCCTGTTCTGGGGTCAGTTCAATCTCTTCGGGCTGGGATTCGTCTTGCTTCGGTTCTGCGCTCATGCTGCCCTCCTACTGCTTGCCATGTAAGCCTCCAACACCTTCCGGCTCCGCGAGCCTTCCGTGAGATCGAATTCGGCCTGCGTCATGTCGCTGCCCTCAGACAGCCACCAGTCGGAACCGAGAATCACGGTGCGGTCCTTGACGGGCTTGCCCAACTGCCGGTCCTTGTCGGCGCAGTTCTTGCGGACACGCTCAGCTTCTACATCGTTGATATAGTGCGTCACGTCTGGCATTGCCATTATATCAAGAACGCTCTTGGCGTCGGGAAATCGCTGCTTGATTTTATTCTTCGTATTGTAATCGAACTTATCGATCTTCTGATCGTAGCCAAAGCGCGGCCAGGTATAGTAGCCGTTGAAATCACCCTTCCTGAGACTAAAACTTCCGGCTGCATGGGTCGCGATGTAATCGAAGCCGTGATCTGCTCCGTTCTTGACCTCGCCACTGAAAATCTCGAATCCCAGACCGCCAGCACGGTATTCCTCCTTGATGACCAGAAGATTGTTGTGGATGAACTTCTTGCCTTTTTTATCGACGCCCAGGAATCGCGAGCAGCCATTCAGTTTCGGATGGCTGATCTGGACACGAATCCCGTGACCATCAAGGGAATAATCCTCGCCCTTGCGCTTGTAATCGATGCTGGCGCCTTCTGGTACACCGATGATCTTGATGACCGTCTTGTCATCCATCTGGCCGAAGATTTCATCGGCTTCCTTTTCGGTATCTCTTCTGGCCTGTGCTGGTCGCGCGGGTACTGGTCGCTGTGCAGGCGCGGCTGGTTGCACCGGGCGGGCTGGCATGCGGTTATCGGTTGGCGCAGGTGTGGTGCCCGCCGCTCGTGAGGCATTCGCTGGATCAATGATGTCTCGCTGTCTTGCCTGCAAGCGTTCCAGTTCTTCCTCAGCAGCCACTACAACGGCGTCACGATCCCTGTCGCCCCAATGGGCCTGCATCCTCATTCTGCCGGTATCATCGAAAACCTGCCAGCGATAGACCGGTTCGCCCTGGCTATTGTGCTCCGTTGCGATCCGAACCGTCGCCTGCATGGCGCCGGCAGCGTCCACGATGGAGCCGATGGTATCGGGATCTGGCGCAGGCGATTCATCTTCTGGTCCCCATGAAGCCGGCGACGATGCTCCCGCCGCTTCGGGTCGTGGAATGGGGAATTCCTCCGGCGCAGGAGTTAGCGCTGGAGTTGCCTGAGCGGCCTGGCGTTGATTGGTGTACTTGGCCAGCGTTCGTTGAGCGATGCGCTCCGCGTATTCGGCCTTGCGGCCACCGGAGGCACGCACGGCAAGTTCTTTCTTGACGGCCGTGATCTGCGGCCTGGTCAGACCGTTGAAGGCTGCTGCCAGTTTGGCCGGGGTGTCGAATCTTCCCGACTGCAATTCTCTGGTGATGCGCTGCGCCAACTGTTGCGGACTTTCAACACCGTGGATCTGCGCATCGACCGGGATCTTGCCGCAAGCGATGCGGTTATTGCTGCTGTAGCAGATCCGCCTGCCAGCGGCATCACGGTTTTCAGAGAAACCACGAACATTGCCGTGCTCGTCACGAACTGCTTCGGGTCTTGGCGCTGGTGGTTCGGCAGGCTCAGCAGCCGTGGTTCGGCGCGATGAGCCTTCTGCGGATGCGTTTGGATTGCGCGCCGGCACGACCCGGCCAGAATCATTGAGCGTAAACCATCTACCAGAGGGGCCTTGCCAGACCTCGCCTTCGCGGCGCGGCGTCGTGGCTGCCTTGCGATAGAGGATGAGCGGATCAAGAGTCTTCAGGTTGCCGTGTTCGTCTCTGTCCATCGGATCATCCTCTGTTGCCTGCCAACCATTCTTGCGCTCACAGGATTTTGTGATCGGTCGGCCATGAGGATCACGCTCGTCGAAGCGAGCCAGGGATTTCTCTTCGGACGATGGTTCCTCATCTTCCAGAATCGCAAACTTGTCGCGAAGGCTTTCGGAAACCTTGCTGATGGTTTCAAACATGGTTTCATCATAGTCTACGGCAGCGCTCTCGAACGCTCCAAGGGCATCCTCATAGCGCTCTCCCGCCTTGTCGTTTCGCGAATCGGCGCGCTCGAATGTCGCTTCCCATTTCGCGAAGGCACGCTCATAGTTGTCCTGTAGTTTTGTTGAATTCTTCTCCCATTTAGCATAGGTCTTGTCGAATTCCTTGCTGGCGTTTTCGTGGTCGCGGTCAAGACGTGCGACTTCTTTCTGCCAGGATTGCCATTCGGGTGTATTTTCTTCCGGTTCATCGGGATACTCTGGCTCGTCCGGTGGCTGAGGCTCATCTGGGATGATCGGCGCTTCTGGTTCAGCGGCGCGTACCTCATCAAGAGCCTTGCTGGCTTCCTCTTCTGAGGCGGCGCGCTCAGTGAACTTTGAAAGCGCCTGCTGCAACGCAACCCCATACTTGGTCGATGCCTTGCCGAGCGGAGTCAATTCTGCATGCGCATCCACTTCACGGAGCTTTTCAATCGCACCGTCGTAACTGGATACCAGAGCGTCCGCATAGTTTTGTGCCGCTGCGGTTATTTCGCTGGCACTGGCCTGACTTTGGCTGTATGCGGTCTTGAGTTCGTTGAAACGCTGTGCCGCCTCGTGCCGTTTATCTTGGCCGTCTACAAGATGCTTATCGGCAGCATCGACAGCATCTAGTGTGGCGTCTGCTTTCGTGGTCTGGGTCGTTGCTGGAGCCACCGGTTCTGGCGCTGGCTGTTGAGGCACTTCTGGTTTGATCTCTGGAGTAACCTCTGCCGGCGCGGCTGGCTTTTGCTTTCCGGCGTACTGTTCACCGTCTGCCAGCGCCTGATCCTTGCTATCGCCCCATTGCCCCTGAGCGGCAAGTTGCCCGTCGTCGTAAAATGCTGCCCAACCGTAGACCGGTTTGCCGTCAAGATTCCCTTCAGCGAGTCGGACCGAAACATTGCCCTGCGCGCCGCCATCAACCTTGCCGATGTCCTGGACGTAGCCACCATGCTGCACCTTGGCGGGATCGATCTTCTGATCGGATTCTGGAGACTCCTCTGGAGGCTTCTTTTGTTCGATCTGGCGACCGTGCTCATCGCGCTGATCGGCTGATGCTGGCGGAGTCTGGGTTGGTTGCGCTGATTGTTGGCTTGCGGCTTGTGGAGTTGCTGGCTGCGACTGTCCGTTCGGCGAACAGGGATAACCTGTTTCCGTATCGTGATAGCGGTTTTGATCACCTTGTTCGTTCCTCTCACACGATTTGCGCCAGCGCGCGAGTGTATCAATCGCCTTCTTCTCCCCGACAACCCCAACCTCTGCCCATTCGCACGCTTCCCTGCTACAGCGCCGGCCGTCACCATCGGTCATCTCAAGCGTGGCTGCGCCACAGATCGGACAAGTGGCTGGCAATATACTCTTCTGCTCCAGCACATGCTCTTCTTCGCTGGCCTCATGGTGTTCTTCCTTATTCTCTCCCGTGGCATTCTCAATAATTGCTGGTGTCAGTGCCTCAAGTTCCTCTTTGCTGAACACCGGCCGATGAGAAAACTCCACCGCATTGGCGAGCGCGTGGGCCTGTGCGTAGGTCTTCTGATGATGCTTCATCAACAGGTATTCAGCATACTCATGCAGCGCGATCAGCGGAATCTCATCGGGTTCCGTGTCGGCCTCGATCCAGATTTCGCCGTTGGGTTGCCAGGGATAGACGGCCGGGTTCCCCCCTTCAAGCCAATCGGTCTTGAAACGATCTCTGACCACTTCACCATCAACCAAATATATGTTGATCGGCTTGGCCGGATTGTCAGCGGTTCCCGAGCCGTCATCCTGAAGCGTGGCATAGTGCGAGACGTAGATGTTATCCGGCACGTCCCCACCAGCATGCATCTCGATCCCGGAGGCTTTCTCTCTCTCAGCTTTCTCCTTCTTGAGTCCACGCTCGTAGGCTTCCGGACCCGATACGCCCTTATTTTCGGCGCGCTTGCGCGTCACGGCTTTGTCGAGGACGAACGGTAGCTCTTCTTCCGGCAACCTGTCAGAAATCCAGATGGCGTTCTCCGGTATCAGGTCCGGGAAGTCAGAGCGAATCGCCTCGATGCCGAATTCCTCATCATCGATGTTGAGATCGCGGAGCGTCTTGGCATCGATGATAAAGACCCGGTAGCCGGCATAGTCCATCAGGTGGCCGACCACACCGCCGAACGCAGCATTGGCAACATCTTCTGGTTTGCGAACTGGCTCTTCTCCACTCTGATGGCTTACCGAAATACCTTGCGGCAGGCATCTTCCATGTTCGTCGCGGTCGCAATTGGCGAAAAACGAAGATTTGGCAAGTTGGCTTGCCAGACGTTTCGTCAGCAGATCCGCCAACGCATCGCCAGAGGATTGCTCACGCGCCCGGCCATGCTCATCACGCTCCTGGTGTTCATCCTCGCCACCTTCCGCATCGCCCAGGTCAAAATCAATATCGGCTTCTGGTGAGCCAACTCCCATCTCCAGGCTCTTCTTCTTTGGTTTGATATTCGCCTTGCCGCCACGCGCAACAAACTTCTGCGCCGCCGTATCATCCATGAGCCGGACCGCATGATAGGCTTGCTGAAATAGCTTGAGCTTCTGCTCATGCGACAGCGACTTGCCGTCCTTGCCCTTCATCGCCTTGATCTGTTCCGCGATACCTTGAAGCGCTTTCTTGTGATGCTCGCCCATGTTGGCATTGAGCTTGACCTTAACTTTGATCGAGTTGCCGTCCTTGCGCCAGCGCAGTGTATTTGGCTTCTGCGGTTGTTTGCCGGCAGAGGCAGATTCCTTGACCAGTTCCGGCCTGGTAACTTCGACAACAGCCTTGTTCATGTCCTCCTGGGACTTGATTTCGCCTCGGTTGACCTTCTCCTGAAGTTTGGCCTCAGCCCACTCGGGGTTCTTGTCGCTGTTGGGAATCGGCTGACCGTTCTGCACGGCCTGGAAATAGGGGCCGGCCGTGGTCTGGACGGCCTCATCGTGAGCCGCTGTAACGGCCTCTTGGAGCGCTTCTGGAGCGACGGCGTCCATTACCTGTGCTGTGTCTTTGAGGACATCGATATGATCGTTCGTGTCTGGGCGTAGCGCTATGCGACCATCAACGGAAAAAATATCCGGTGGTTTAGTGAATCCGGCAGATTCTTCGGGTATCTCGGCTTTATCTCCTAGAATCCAGCCTTTCTGCTTGAAAAACTCAGTCGCCTTTGGGAACTCTCGCTGAACCTCATTCATGGAAATCTGCGAGCCATAGAGCAATCTGGAAAATTCGGCTAAGGCTTCGCTCGGTGATGTGTTAGCATAACTCGTGAGCGACGCAGAATATTCGCCGAGATCTTTGCTCTTGTCGATAAATTCTTCCTGAAAAATATTGCCCCATTCCTCTGATCCGCTAACTGCATGCTTGCCTTCTGAACTATCGAGTGCATGGCCAAATTCATGGGCGTAAACTTCGTCCTCCAGTGATCCGGCAAAATAGCCATAGCGGCCGTAAAAGGCTTTCTCATTGCTGCCGTCAAGATGAAGTTTGCCATTGGAATTATTGTAGCACCCGGCGACATTAACGGCCCCTTTGGCAACGCCTTCTCGCTGCGCGGTCAATTTCTCCCGGTATTCATCTGAGATGAATGAATTCTCCAACGCACCGTCAAGAACTGCAAGGCCAAGGGTTTTGTTGTCACCATAGAACTCTGTTCCGCCGTCGTTGCCCTTCTGGATCGCATCAAGGACGGTTTGTGGCATCCTGGCGCTGACGCGGTCAAGTGCCGCGCCATAGGCTTTCTTTTTGGCGTCAGGCAGATTGCTTGAGGCCAGAGAATCATGAATGCGTTGCATTCCGGTGTGGCGACCATTCTGGTCGGCGGATGCGTTTTTGCCCGCCGATACCTGCTGAGCGCCACTCCTGTCAGATGGCTGTTTTTGTCGGCCATGCTCATCGCGATCAGGTGCTGGTTCTTGCTTGCCTGACGGGTCACGTTCTACCGGCGATGGCAAGGTCTGATCCGTCTTGGAAGGAGCCTTCGCATTACCATGCTCGTCTCTTTGAGCGTTCGGATCGGCCGCCCATGTATTGTGCAGATGACCCTGAGAATCCTCGATGTTGACGCGCCAATGGCCGGGAGATGCCTCATAGGGCTGATCGGTTGGATGCGCTGGATCAGCGGTCGCTGTGCCAGATGTTGACGAGTCCGCCTTCGGCATGCCGGTAGCAGCGCTGGCGGCCTTGCGGAACGGAACCGTAACGCCTTTGGTTTTCGGCTCAATCGGTCGGCCGTGTTCATCGCGTGGCGATTCTTTATCACCGCCTCCCTCTTCTCTGGCCTCACTGGCTCTCAGATAGGCGCTCCGATAGGTATAGCGGAGGTTTCTCAGGAACGCTTCAGGACTGTCCTGAGACCCGATGAGTTGTCTGCTCTGTTTGTCCGATATGGGGTGCGCCAGGATGTTTCGCAGCATCAACGAATCTTCCGGCTCCAGCGCGAACGCGCCATCGCTGTAACGGATCTTGCCCGCCACTTCATCCTGCCATTCGGGACAGCGGTAGAAGGTAACTTCCAGTGTCGGAGCGCTGGTTGTGGTGGCTGCTTCGCTCATAATTTTGCCTCCGATCCCCAGACTTCATCGAAGCCATCAGGCTCTGCCAGATCGGGCAGTTCGTTGATCTTCTTGTACTTTCCCGAAAGAGCAACGTCCCATCTCTTTTTCGTGAACGCGATGGAAGGCTCGTCAATGCCAAGACGTTTCAGTTCGCTCTCAACCTCCGGCCATTTCTCCTTCATGCCCGTGATGTCCGGCATCGGCAGGCGCTTCTTCCTGGCATGATCGGTCAGTGCCACAGTACGGAAGTCCTTGTAATCTCCGGCACCGGAGGGGAAAGACAGGCCGTTGTCGATCAGGACCAATTTATCCTCTCCGGTCAGCATCCAGTTGGCCCAATGGCGATCGCCGTTGCCGGTCAGGTAATCAAAAAGCGCTGCGCGAGCAAGGTCATGCTCGCCGTCGTATTCGTCGCCGACATGGAAGTGAACTGCTTCCTTGGCACCGCTGACCCATTGCTGAATACTGCCCTGTTTGCCGTCGTGCTCCCTTACAGCCGTGGCTGGCACCAGATCGGCAAAGCCAAGCAGATCGGCCACCGCGCTGCTGGCCGCTTCCCGTAGATAATAGGTGCCAGCCTTGATGCCGTCACGAAGTCCAGGATCTTCGCCATCGACTGGTTTCCAGACACCGACCGTGCCGTCCTCCAGTTGGACCTTTTCGCTCTTGTTGGCACCACCGCCCAGGTTGGTTGCCTTGGCGATCGGCGAAGTGGTCAGGCGCTCCAGAACTTCTGGCCGTGATGGCGTGCTGGCCTCAGATGGGCCAGAAGTCTTCTTGGCGGCGGCGCGTTTTTGTTCGAGGTAGTCTTTTCCTTGCTGAAGCGCTTCTGCCTTGCCAAGGCTCCAATCCGAACCATCGATTTCTTCGCCGGTTTCGTTGTCGAATGCTGCCCAGCGGAACACGGGTCCGGATTCGTGATTGCCCTTCTGGAGAATCACCTGTTCGGTGATGTCTCCCTCGGAGTTGGTGATATGACCTAACTCAGCGCCGCCGGCATAGGTGACGTTCTCAGGATCGATCTCGGGCGCAACAGCCGGTGGCGTGACGGCCGTGGGGTTTGTCTGCGAGGGCTGAACATCGACCACGGGTTGAGCGGGACCGGTTTTGTCGGGCTGCGCTTCCGCTACAGCATGCGCAGCCGGTGCCGGCTGCTGCGCCTGACCATTCGGCGAACACGGATGCCCCAACTCATCATGAAACCGGTTCGGATTGCCATGTTCGTTCCGCTCACAAGATTTCGTGACCGAACGGCCATGCTCATCACGCGCTGAAGGCTCATCACTCTTCGGCGCTTCTACCTTGGGCTTCGGCTTCTTGCGATCACCGATCCGCCGGCCATGCTCGTCACGAACCTCCAGCGCCAGGCCGATCATCTTGGCGATGCAATCGGCCTCCAGGTCGTCGCCGATGAAGCGCTCAGCGGCGGATCGTTTCGATTTGCTCTCTTCCTTGTCGGTAGGCACAGCGGTTGCCATGATTAAACCTCCTCCAGAAAGACGAGCATCTTGGCACGCTTCGATCCGTAGCCATCGGAATTCTTGATCGCAATATCCTCGCGGACGCTGACGATCTTGTAGCGCGTGCCAGCCGCCTGGATAACCTCGTCCTCACCCTTGTTCTCCGAGATGGGATCGACAAACAATCCCGTCTTGGCCTTGATAGCGAAGAAGAACCGGCCGTAGCCGTTATCGGTGGAGAAAGTATCCCAGGCATACTTGGCGTTCAGGCTCGAAGAGGCGATGAAGCCCATCTCGAAATCGGCCCCGGTGTCGCGCGCCTTCTCGATAGCGCTCACCAGTGCATCATGGGACGCCTTCCTGGATGGACCAACGCCACGAAACAGCGCGTTGACCGTATCGGGCAACGGCCCAGCTTCCCGGATGGCGCTCTGGATTGCATCAAAGGTAGCGCGATCACGGGAGTCCAGACAGTTGAACTCAGGTGGGCAACTCTTCAGTTTGTCGTTGAACTGCTTGTAATCTGATCCAGTATAGAACCGGATGGCGCTTTTCTGTTCGCTCGACAGACTGTCCAGATGGTCCTCGAAATCACGGAATACGGCAGCGATGCTGGGTTTGGCCGGCATGCGGAACACGGCAGCAGACATTTCCTCTTCGGTCCAGTGTTCCGTCTTGTCTGGTGTGTCGCCCTCGTCGTCGTAATCGGACCCGCTATAACTGATGTCGTCATCGGGCGGCTCGGGCTCAGGCTCATCGTTCTCTTCCGCATAGGATCGTCCATCCGATTTCGCCTCGCTCCTGTCATTCGTCCAACTGCCGGTTTCCAGTTCGTTTCCTGATTCATCTTCGGCAACCCAGCGGTAAACATCGATCGGTTCGGAATCCTCTCTGTCTGGGAACGGGTTATAGGTTCCATGTTCCAGATAGACAGAAAACTTTTCCGATTCATCGTATGCCTGGTAGGTCGTGTAATCGGCCAGGTAATCGCGGTCCTCGTATTCAACCTCGCTCTCGTCAATCGAGCCGTCCCATTCGCCGTTCTCCTCCTGTTCTTTCTTCTTTGCATTGGTCTTGTCGATCTCTTTCTGTTTGGCCATCAGTTGATGCAGTTTTTCCTGCGCCTGAGACAGCACGTCCGGCATGCTGACGGACCACTCGCCGTTGAGGCGCAGAGTTCCCTCATGGTCGTGGACTTCCCAGCGATGAACGGTCTGGCCGTTGACAGTGCTTGACTGAATGCTGATCGTGGCCTTGGTTTCGCCGTCGGCATCCACGACCTTGCCGGCAACACCGCCGGCTTCTTCCTTGGCTGGTTCTGGCTTGTTGGCGGCGGCCGTCTGTTTCTTCAATTCTGCCTCAACGGCCGCGACGGCTTCTGACTTATCGGCCGTCCATTCGCCGGTTGCCAACACCTTGTCCTTCTTGTCAACCACGTCCCAACTGAATACCGACGTTCCATCATGATCTCCGGTGATCAGCATGCCGTAGGCAAGCGAAGCGCCCTTGTCATCGAATGCCGTTGCCTGGTATTCGGAACTGGTTATCTTTACCTTCTCTGGATCAATGACCGGAATGGCGAACGGCAGATCGCTGGGTTTTTGATTCGCCTGCTGGTTCAGTTCCTCTTCCGCGCCAGCAAAAGTGGCCAGCGCTTGCGATGGAGCCTGTCCGGCAGGATTGGCCGGAGCGGACTGTTGCGCGTTGGGATTCTTGGCCGGAACCACATGGTTCTCATCGTTGAGCGTGAACCAACGTCCGCTCGGACCCTGCCAGACCTCGCCTGGCTTTTTTGGCGCATCGTCCTTGACGCGCAGGATCAACCGCCCGTGTTCGTCTCGGGTCGGACTGGTTCCTGGCTCGGTTGCGAAGAGGCTTTCTGCTCGGCTTTTCGCCGTGCCGTTTCGGCCGTGACTTCCGGCATCAGTTCCGGCCTGGCTTCTGCCTTGTCGGTGAGTTCCTTCAGGAGCGCCTGTTGGTCGTCCGTGAGCGTCCCGCCCTGGCCAAGATGCTGCTTTATCTGGTCGAGATTGTAGGCGTCGAGCATGAATTGCTTCTCGGCCGACAAGCCCTTCTGCGATGTCAGCGGGAATTTTTCCGGATTCATATAGTCCGACAGTTTCATCGGTCAGTTCCTTCAGAAGTGCTTCTTCATCGTGGTTCTGTGCTTCCAGATACTTGACGGCTTCTTGCCTGTCCTCGATGAGCCTTGCCTTGCCGAGTCCCTGATTGTTGTCGATCACGTTGGCCGGTAGATCGGTTCGGCGCTTCAAGAGATCGATCGCGGTCTTTCTGGCGCTGATGTTGGCCTTGACGGCTATGCGGATCGGCACCGTGCGGGCTGGCTGGCCCTGTTGTCTGGCCTGAAGCGCTCTACTCACCACGCCGCGCCAGGCTTCTCTTGGTTCTCTGTCAACGAAAGTATACTGTGCGTCGAAGCCTTCCTTAATTGCCAGGTCCAGGTCCTGCTCCACCTTCCTCGGATCAGCCCCGACCTGATCATAACGCAACGGGTAATCGGCTGCATCGAAGAACTGACCCAGCGCTGTGCCCTTCCCAGAACCGCCGCCGCCGGAAAGCACCATGACGGTGTTGTTTCCCGATCCCTTCATCTCCTTCAAAAGTTCGCTGTAGAGCTGATAGTTCGCCTCGCCGGCCGCGCTCTGAAACAACGCCGCGTTGGTGCCCTGATAACCTGGAAACAGGTCGCGCCACTGATCGGTATCAAGGCAGACGCTCTTGAGCTTGTCGCCGTCGAACGTCCCCTGGCGCCGAAGGTATTCCTGGCGCAGGTAGGGGAATTCCTGCTGGGAAATCCTCTCAGCCTCTGCCTTGATCGTGCTGTCGTCAACCTTCGGCCGGCCGTGCTCGTCGCGGTCGTGGTTTGTGGCCGACAGATCAGAAGTTCCATCCTGGGTCGCGTTTTGCTGTTCGTTGGGATTCTTGGCCGGGACAACGTGATTTTGATCGCTGAGCGTAAACCATCTTCCAGACGGCCCCTGCCAGACTTCTCCCTGACGTTTGGGAGTGTTGTCCTTGCGCAAACCGGCAAGAGAATCTCTCTTGGCTCTTTCTTGGATGGTTGCGCTGGTCATCGGATGTCCTCTGCCTGATCCGGAGAACGCAGAGAATACCCGGCGTGGGGGAGAGTTCGCAAGTCATCCGGCCGAACCTTGCTCTTCTTCCTCCATTCCCTCCAGTGCCATCTTGCCAATGTCGCGGACGATATGCGCTGCGTCTTGATGCGGGATCTTGAGAGCAACGAGCCATGCATGTATGTCATCGCCGGGATGTTTGGCACCAGCAAAGCTGAAGATGTTCACGTAGGCGTCCGGCAAAACCTCCTTGGCGCGCTGGCGAGCAATCCGCAACGCCTCATCACGCGGCTTGTCAGACCAGCCAAGGATGCTGACGTTCTGATCGACGACATCGACGGCCAGCATCATCCAGAAGTTTTCGGGCATGGGGTTGGTCACAGAATATTCTCCCGTTCCGAGCATTGCCAGCGCTCAATCTCGCGGAGCGTGAAACCGTCGTGCTCAAGCTCTGAGCGGAATCTGTTGAATGCTTCCTCGGTAAAATCCATCTCCACATGATCAGAGATCATGGCGAAGACATCGAACAGATCCTTCGAGAAACCGGCAAGATCGTGAGGCCAGACGCAGAATGAATAGGTATAGAGGTTTGTCATTGTCTCGCAGCCTCCATCTCCTGCGCACGACGTTTCCATACTTCAGCCAATTCCTCGTGGAGATCCAACAGCACTTCGCGGCCACGTCCGCGAATCGCTGGAGAGGTTGCCAAGAGATCAAGAACAAACTTCGCGCCACGAAGTTGCTCGGTTGTCAGGTCGGGTAGTGTCCTAAGATTGCTGTTCGTCACGGCTTGTCATCCTCCACCACACACAACAGCGCTGCCAGGCAAATATCGTCTGGCGTCATGCAGCGCAAGATGCTCGACAACTCGGCAATGCCGTTTTTCAACTCAAGGCGAATCGTAACCGCTTCTTGCAGCTTGCTAATGTAGGCCATTGCTTCTGAATAACAACGGCTACTGGCCATCTTCTGGTGGACCAACCAGGCATCTTCGATGTAAAGAGACGGTCGCCAGATGCCAACTACCAGACCAGGACTGCCGTACCAATACATGTGATCCGGCGTCTCTTTCCAGCCCATGACCAGTTCGGCCACCAGGCGAGACTTGGAGAAGGTGTCCGGGATCGGCCAGAGGGCGAGAAGTTCATTTCGCGTCATCGGTTTTCTTCCTCTTGTTCAGTTCCACCATTGTCATGACGCCGTAGGCGAAGGCGAAGTTGAAGAGCGACCGAACGTCGCGATTCTCCGGATCAAGATGGAAGGTGTCAGAGATGGATTTCTTCACCGCCTCAATGCGTTCCGGGTCGCTTCTGAACAAGGCCCAGGCCATGTCGCAGATCACGTCCGTTGTGGTTTTTCCAGTGCCGATATTTTCGTCGTCATTCATCTTCTTGCTCCAGTGCTTCTTCGATGGCCTTGATCCACTGTTTCTGTTCCTCGACGGCGTATTCAACCTTGAGGCTCAACTGCGTCTTTTCCAGATCATTGAGCGGTTCGGCACGCCATCTGGTTGTTTCTTGATGTGCCTCATAGGCGGCTTGGCCCAACTCGCCGATGCGGCCAAGCGCTAGACGGATCATTGATTTGAGGTTATTCATGCGGCATGCACCGTGGTTCTCAACCGATCCGCCAACGCGCCGATCTCTTCAGCCATGACCAGATTCATCAGCCACTCTCTCGGGATGCCATCTTCCCCGTAGTAGGCACCGGCCAGTTGCCCGACCACGGCAGCGGTGGTATCCGCATCATCGCCCAGATTGGCGGCAAGCAAGACAGCATCTCGGAAGTTGTCGGTCTTCAGGAAGCACCAGCAAGCCGCCTCCAGACAATCCACCACATAGCCGGAGCCGCTAATCTGGTCAATGGTCTTTTCCCGGTAGTCGCCCTTAAATATCCCCTGAATTTTTGGTGCGAGCGGCTTGACTTCTAGGAAGTCGAAATAGTCATCCTCGAACAGCAGATCATGCTTGCTGTTGCCCGACAGCGCGGCGAAAATCAGATCGCACAACAGCCGACAAGCATCGAGGCACAGCACGGAACCATGCGTAGTGCGCGAACTATCTTGCGCAGCCGCGATGGCGGCTGGCAAGCCCCGCCCGAGGTAGAACATCGGGATCGGTGCCAGTCGCATCAACGAACCGTTGCCCGAAGTGTTGAGATCCGTCGAACCGCTGAACGGATTACCGTTGGCCTCGAAATGTCGAAGTGCCCGCGCCGTCGTCTGGCCGATGTCGAAGCACTTTCCTGTGCTGGAACGGAAGCCATGCCGCCACCAGTCGAGGTAGCGCTTCATCTGATCGTGGGCGCTAAAGCCGCGATGTTCGATCAGCGAATCCGCCAGACACAGCGCCATGCTGGTATCGTCCGTCCATGCCCCCACGGGCAGATGGAACGGTCCACCACCAACCATGTCAGTGAGTGGCTCAAAACTACCACGCGACATAAATTCTACCGTGGTGCCGATCGCATCACCGACCGCCAGGCCAAGCAGACAGCCACGGAAACGCGAGGCGAGTGAGGGGCTTTTGGTTTTCATCAGCATGCTCCCATTCTGCCACCGACATAGAGTCGGAAATCATTGGTGTCCATCTGCGGCCGTGCCACCACGTACTCTTGCCAGTTGTCGATCTGATCCTTGATCATCTCATCGGCGCTGGTGTGGAGCACGAACAAGACTTCCTCAATAGAGCGATTGCGCGAACGGGCACGCCCAAAGAAATCTTCGTCAAGATCCTTGTGCATGAGTGCCACAGCATCGGCCGCTTGCGGATAGGCGGCACGAAGCTGTTCGGCGGTAATTTCAGGGTTGTTGAACTCAATCATGCCATCCAGCCTTCCTTCGGTTTTCCTTCCATTGATTCCAGGATCTCATCAATCCTCTCATAGTCCTCGATTACATCCTGGCTGCCATCGGCATTGTTGATGCGGAGACAGGCCGGATAGCCACAACTGGCACAGCAATCATGGTTGGGGAAATCCTCATTGGAGCCGGCCGGGATGATCTCGCAGTATTTGAACCGGCCACAACCAGGACAGCACCAGGAGACGGTATCGGGAGACATTGCCACTCCAATTGTTATTCGATCCCGAGTCCCGGATATTGCGCCTTGATGAAATCACGGTTAGCCTGCGCATCGGCGAGGATCTTGATTCGGTCTGTTCCTGATGCCTGGACGTAGAGCAGAACCGCCAATCTGGCAGCGATCATCAGTTCAGTGCCGTTGATCGATCCGTGGCTAAAATTGTGGGCTTCAACCATCGTGTCCTCAATTCTCATGTAGTGGAGAAACTCCTTCATCGTCATTCCTCCCCGGTCAGATCAGCGATCCTCACGCCCAGCGCCTTGGCCAACTTCCGCAGCGTATCAATCTTGGGATTCTTCATGTCGCGCTCCAGTCTGGAGAGATCAACCTCGGTTCCGACCAGCGCGCTGAGATCGGACTGTCGCCAGCCGCGCGCCTCGCGAAGATGGCGCAGACGCTGGCCGAAGCTGTCTTGCATAATGGTCATCGGTGAACCTCAATGGTCAGTGGGCGAAGTCTCATCACTTCGTGAAAATCCACGCCAGGAATTCTTCCAGGCCAATCATCATCTGCTCGCCTCCACTGCCCGGTGTATTGCCGTAGCGATAATCAACGCGCAGGATGCCATCCTCGATCCCGCTGGCCCACCAATCGTTACCGGACTGGTTGAGTGCCCACTTGTAACCCGTGGGTTGCTCCGCCACGCCGTCATCGTGGCCGATGACGACCATCGCGATGCGGCGGATGACGGCTTCTTCACCGGCCATGAGCCAGAGCGGACGGTTGACTGTAATCATGATCATGTCGAATCTCCTCTACCATATTGTTCGCCACCTGTCGCTGGACATTTTAACAGGGACTAAAATTATCCACATTCTCCCGATACCAGCGATCCGCTTCCACCAGCACCGTGAACGGATCGCGAGCCTGAACCGGAATCGATCCTGCGCAGACGCGCTCTCCATTGACATCGCGCACCAGCCAGCAACCGGCATGGTGATAGAAGGCGTGCCAGCCACGTCGCATCATCACGTCAAACGCCAACCGTGCCATCACCACGAATTCAAGGTCACTCTCTTGCGCGGAGCGCTTCTCGAACAGCCAGTCGTCGTTGCCGCTGACGATGAATTCCAGGCTCGCCGTCCTGCCGGCATCCGTCTCGACATCGAACCCGGTGATGAACCACGGTGCGGCGGTCAGTTTCGCTGGATCAAACATCACGCGCTCCTTCGTTCCGGCAACGGAATACCTGCCCGGCACGCCGACTTGTAAATCTGCCCGACGCGCTGGCGCGTACAGCCCATCTTTAGTGCGATACTGGACATCTTCCACCCGGGCTTGAACATCGCTGCCAGGATGGGCAACAACCTGGCGCTGCCGCGTTCTTCAGGCACGACAGCGAATTCCGCGCAGGCTCCGCGAACGGTCCAAACCTTGACGTGAAAGTCATTGGCGACTTGTGCTACTGACTGGCCATCGGCGACAGCCAGCGCCATCTGCTGTCGCCGGAGACGCTTTTCTTCTCTAGTCATCGGAGCCGACCTCCCCACCGATCTCTCGCGCGGGCAGGTTGTCACCATCGACCTCGATGGTGAATAGTTGATCGCCAAGGCGCTCCGCGAGATGTTCTTCAAGCCAGCGCATACTGACAAGAACAACCTCACGCCGATCCACGTAGACTCCCTTATCCGGACGACCACCACGGACGCCGTGAAAGCCATCCGTGAGACGCCAGCCCCATCTGGCTTCCTTGCCGGACACATAGCGGATCAGTTCGATCCAGGTGGAGAGTTTGACCTGGCGTGGTTCGGTTGGCTTGCTCATCGGATGTACTCCAGAGATTCAGGTAGTGGCCTAAGATTGCGTTGGTAGCGAGCGACCTAATAATAAGGCCAGTGCCAAGGATGCCTAACAAACCGAATCGACGGATCATGTCTGAAATCGTCTTCGTGGACAATCATTCTCTTCAGCCAAACGGGCTGACGCTCCTTCAATCTCGGGCGCAACTCTTCCCAGGAAAAGACGGCTGCCTCAGCGGTAAGCACGTCTGCCGCATGCTTCAACTCATCATCACCAACATGCCAACCGTACTCCTGGATGGCACAAAGCTTGGCAACAATAACCTCCAAGATGGCATCGTCCTTCATGGAAATACCAACCACCGATTCCTCATCCAACTCATCGTTGATGTCCTCTTCATCCGCTGCTGCCATCCGGGCCAACATTTCCTCTTCAAAAATGGGTTTCAAGGGGCTTTGCACAGAAACTACCTCCTGCACAAAAACTCGGCGGTCTGCACAAAAACTCCTTCGCTGGGCTGCGACACGCAACGAATGTGGTTTGCTGCGCTACAGTTCTAGTTGGTTAGACGCAAACCGCAATCAAGCAACTCAATCCCGCCATCCTTCCTTGTTCTCACCTTGCCACGAACGCGAATCCACCAGCTTTTTCGCAAGCCTTTGAGAGTAGAAGCGAATCGCGGATCGAAGTGGCATATCGCCTCATCAACCGCAAATTTTGGGTTGGCGTCCTCGATTGTGGGAGCGTAGTAGAGCAGCCCTGATACTTCGATGATAGAACCTTCGTATGCAGACATTTGCTTGCGGCGCTGCACCTGGCCGGAGAATGAGTCTGGCCTGGAGCCGCCGAACGCCTTAGCCGGCATCAGGCCGTCAAAGCGCTGCACAAGTTCGGTGGAAACGACACGGTACTTCACAATGTCGGGCACTAGCTCGCAGTCAACCAAGTCAACAGTGCGATGGGCGTTGACCCCCTTGCAGAGTCCAAGCACGACGATGGAATGGTTCAGCTTGACGCTCGCCGCTTCATCCTCAGAGCGAAAGTAGCAGTCTATCTCGTTGCCATCGAAGTCGCCAACGCAAACCTTCGCTCCCCGGCTAGTTCGCTCGGATGACCGAGAGATTCCTGACAAGAGGATCGCTTTCCCGCCATACAGACGATCAGCAGCCAAAGCCGTCCGGTAGGCGTTCAGCAGGTCAGGCGCATTGATCTCGGCAACTGGCCAACGATTCGCGTCGTCAGGTGGAGATTTCGCCGGAGACGATGGTAGCGATGTACCACGAGGATCTCCGACGGACGGTCCGAACTTGCCCAGCGCCAAGCCGACGGCCAACAAGCAGGCAAGCGTGGCTGCCGGCAAGAATACCAGCGCGTTCAGAGTAATGCTTGCGACACGAAGGTTGCCTCTAGCGAAAACGCCAAGCAAGACACCGATAATCGCTAGCAAGGCAGAGATGAAGCTGGAAAACCCGAAAGACAAGCGAACCATGAAAAGGAGAAGGAGCGACGCGAAGCCGAAGATGAGCGAGATTATGCCGAAGGCGTCCGTTTTGCCTCGCGTTTCGACACCGCCAACTGAAACAGCGCGACGGGCTTGCCGCGTTGCTCTGCGATTTTGGCGGTTTCCGTGATCGTCGTTACGGTCTTCCTCATGATGATCGCAAGCATCGACCTCATCGGCGTCGAAAATCGCAATGGAAGAAGGTGGAGGGATTGACGAATCAATGGGCATCAAGGGAATGCCATCGGTCTTTCCCCGAATCAGCGCAGCCGATTCGTCAGGGACCTGCATGGCTCCATGACACTTCGGGCACTTGGCAGTTTTCCCTGCAAGGCGACCTGGTGCCTTGATCCTGGCACCGCATGTCGAACAGGTAACGATGATGGTCATGACAGGGCTCTTTTCCCATGACTTGCGCGAGCTGGCACCATGCCGACTACTGGACAAGAGTCTCTCATTCAGGTCGGCAGCGGTCAAGCAAAAACCGTCATCAATTCGGCAATACTTCCTCATGCTGCCGCCCTGGCATTCTCGCCACCTGACCGCCTCTGCAAGACGGCCGACAACTCCTGCATCTGGCGAATCAGGTCGTTCACGCTGGCGATGGCGTTTGCTGCATTGGCATCGTCCACCTGACTCTGCTGCGGATCAACGATAGCGGCGCGGAGCATGCCGGCATGATATTCAGCATGCTTCAGCAACAGCAACGGCCGGAATTCGGCGGTTACCCAATTCAGCAAAGCAGTCAAATCAATGCCGCGCGCCTCCGCTACCGCAAGATAGTCACGGTGAACGTCCACTGGCATTCGGAAACCAACGTGTCTCATCTCCTCGGTCTTGCGTCCAGACTTGGCCACTGGTCGCCCTCCTTGAAAAAAGTTCTCTTTCGATCAAGCTAAACGATTCGATTGTCGATTTCGTATGGCACAACATTGGTTAACGAGGAGTGGCAATGGCATAACCTCGTTTCGGTCAATTATCAACTCTAACGGGAGGAACGTAGTCCATGTCTACCCAGGAACTGATGCCGCCGACAAAGTACGCAGACCCGACCATTGCCTTGTTGCGCAGCCAACTGGCGCAACTCCAGATCGTTGAGCAGATGTACATTGCGCAGAAGGAGCATGGCGAGCGGTTGGAGGAAGTAGCGAGGACAGCTGAAGCCGCGCTGGCAGTAGCACGCGACAATCTGGGCTACTTCACGCTGATGGGCTATGCACGGCGTCATGGATTGGAGATGTCGGCAGAGGAAGCGCCACGGCACGGCAAGAAACTGACGGCGCTTTGTGCCAGTCGCGGAGTGAAACCGGGCAAGCTGGATGATCCTCGCTACGGCTATGTCAACACGTATCCGGAAAGCGTCCTTTCCGACTACTTCTCTCAGAACGCCCCTTCCCCCCAGAACTGACGACTCACCCTTCCCTCTTGCCCATCTGCTCTCTCGCAAGCGACAGAAGCGCAGCCCGCGCCCACGGGCTGGTATCCATCGCCATTGCCTTCGCCGCTCGCACCAGTTCGTCACGCTCAGCAGGCGTGAGCATGATGCGGAGCATCTCGGTTCGCGCTTCGCCAGAAGGTTTCTTTGGTCGTCCAGCCATGAGCAAAATATAGTCATGAAAATTCCAACTTTCCAGTTGTTTTTCCGTTCACCTATTGCATTCTCATGCCTATAATAATGCTGTCGAGACAGAAGGCGTAACTCGTTAGGTGGCAAATGGATACGACGCGACTGATCAAGGCTCAGCAGATCGTCGTTAGCGGCCGGATTACGGGAGCCGATGGCGTGTATC